GATGAATATTTAGAATCAATTAAACAATCACGACCAAAACAACAACTAGATAATGTGGTTCCAGTATTAGAATCAAAAACAAAAGCACAATTAGATGCTGATGAATATTTAGAATCAATTAAACAATCACGACCAAAACAACAACTAGATAATGTGGTTCCAGTATTAGAATCAAAAACAAAAGCACAATTAGATGCTGATGAATATTTAGAATCAATTAAACAATCACGACCAAAACAACAACTAGATAATGTGGTTCCAGTATTAGAATCAAAAACAAAAGCACAATTAGATGCTGATGAATATTTAGAATCAATTAAAAAATCGCGTACAAAACAACAATTAGACACTAACAAAATAAATGAAGATGATAATGTACAAATACAAAAAGTATAAATATTATATATTTAATATTTTACTATAATTTTTCATATAATTACTAATATATATACCAATAATTATACCGATACTTAAAAAAATCATTAATATAAAAGTATTTGATAGTAAATAATATGCTATATATAAAATAATAGCAAATATAATAGAATAATAATATCCGAAATATTCTGTTAGCCAATATAAATAGTCTAGCATTATCTATAATAATTTTAATATTTTAAATTATTAGCGATTTAACGTGTCCAACACGAATATCAGTATTAATCATTATTTGATAACCTGCTTGTGTAATTTTTCTACATAAACTTACATCTTCGCTACATATATCACGGATTACAGTTCCATCTTCTTTTGTTATAGTTAAAATTTCTGAATCAAAATATGGATATTTTAATTTATCAAAAACCTCTTTTTTAATAGCCATAAAACCCATTCCGCTATAAACAGCAGAGAAAAATGTTAATTCTGTCTCTTTCTTCCATTTTTCAATATCTTCCGGAGTTGTAAATTTAAAAACGCCTTTTTCTTTAAAATAGGTTTCGTCCCAATCTTTTACAAAAGCATAATTAACTAAATCAACCATTCTATACATTCCCGCAACTACTGGATGCGAATCAGTTGATTCTATTAATTTAATAACTTGCTCATATGTAAATATAATATCACTATCAATAGTAATCCAAATATCAAAAGGTTGTCCATCAAATGGTTTTTGCTCAGAACCTCTGAGAACGTCTAATCCAAGAGTAGACATTCTTACAAATGGAACATATGAACCGGTAGCAGGAGAAATCATAATATCATAACGCCGTGTTTCCCACAATTTGCTAAGTGTCGCAGTCCAAGAAATTAAAAATTTAGAACTAAAATTATCACCTGGAAGAGCAAATACAATCTTTTTAGTATTTACAGGTGTCGCTACCGCATTATCTACAACCGCATTATCTACAACTGCTGTATCAACTACCGCATTATCTACAACTGCTGTATCTACAACCGCATTATCTACAACTGCTGTATCAACTACCGCATTATCTACAACTGCTGTATCAACTACCGCATTATCTACAACTGCTGTATCTACAACTGCTGTATCTACAACCGCATTATCAACAACCGCATTATCAACAACCGCATTATCTACTACCTCTGACATCTTTATAATTAATAATATAATGATTATTCTTATATATTTTTACATTCAATTTAATATTATGCTTGTAAAAATTTTAAAGGGAAATATAAAAATTGATATAAAATATATATAATATAAATAATAATAACATAATTAATGGCTTCTATTGAAAACGATTGCTTAACATATGATATTGAGATTGATTCTAATTCGTTGCGTTGTGGACAACCTACAAAAATTAAGAAATCACTTAAACCTCATCAGTTAGCATGTTTGTACAAAGCAATTTATATGGAAAATGTAGGAACTATTACTTATAAAAACAACTCTCATAATAGAGACGTAAATTTAAGAAATATTCCAAATACTATTAAGATTTCCACAAATATTGGGATTATTGGAGATATTGTAGGATACGGTAAAACTCTAACAGCATTATCAATTATTGCGCATAATCCATTAGATAAAATACATATTAATAGTACTAAGGTTCATAGTTTTAATAGTACAAAGGCATATAATTATTTTACAGCAGTATCTGAGAATGTTAATTTACTTAATATTAATAATATGATTAACTCAACACTTATTATAGTACCAAGAGGCCCTGTATATGTTCAATGGGAAAAAACGTTAAAAGAATCTACAGACCTTAAATATATAGCGATTGAAGATTTGAATTATATTAAGAAAAATTTACCAACAGTTAAGAAAAATAACGAACAAGAAATCATAGAATATTTTAATCAATTTGATGTAGTTCTTATTAAGAATACAACATTAGATAGATTATTAGATTATTATAATAAATATGCTTCTTCTAATAAAAAAGACTTTATATATAGCTGGAAAAGAATTATGATTGATGAATGCCATGATATTATTAATAAGATTGAAATATTTGATTACTTATTTATATGGTTAATTAGTGGAACATATTTTAATATGTGTAATAAGATTTCATCAGGTTCTTATTCGCAATATTATAATATTAAAGATATACTCAGAGAAGATTATATTAACTATATTTTAGTTAAGTGTAATAAGGATTTTGTAAAAGAAAGTTTTAAAATACCTCCTATTATTGAATATTATCATCTATGTAAAATGTCTAAGTATTTGAGAGTAATAAAAAAATATATTAATAGTTCAATTTTAGATAAAATTAATGCTAATGATATTTCCGGAGCTATCAAAGATTTGGGAGGTAAGAATGAAACAGAGGAAGGAATAGCCGCTTTGATTTGTGCGGATATGAATAAAACTTTATCAAATAAGCAAAAAGAGCGTGAATATACATTGCTTCTTGACATTTTAGAAGAAACAAAAGCAAACCGTATAAAAGCAATTAATAATGAAATTGTAATCATTGAAGGAAAAATTAAGGATTTAACAGACCGTATTACCGAAATTAATACTAAAATATGTTCAATATGTTTAGATAATGTAACGCATCCTATTATATTAGAATGTACCCATATATTTTGCGGTTCTTGTTTATTTAATTTTCTAAATGCTAATACATATAATTCTACAAATGTTAAAAAATGTCCTGATTGCCGAGCTGAAATTAAGAGCACTGAGAACTTAACAGCAATTGTTAGTAGTAAGGAAGTTATTACAAATGATATAGTTCATGTTGAAGAAAACTCTAATAAAATAGGAAAAGGTATTCTTAATAAAGAGGAAACATTGTTAGAAATACTTAAAAATAAACCGGATGGAAAATTTATAGTATTTAGCAGGGTTGATGTATTTACTAAAATCATTAAATTATTAGTATCAAATAATATTACCTTTGCGGAATTAAAAGGACACACAGCGCATATGATGAATGTTTTGAAGGATTTTAAAAATGGGTTAATTAACGTTATTTTGCTAACTACACAATATGCTGGATATGGCATTGACATTAATTATGCAACAGATGTAATAATATTTCACTCTATGGCAGTAGATAAGCAACAGGCTATTGGAAGAGCACAAAGAGTAGGAAGAACAAATAATTTAATAGTTCATAATTTATGCTTTGAACATGAATTAGAAGAAAATGCTCAATTACCTGCTATCTAACATATATATAACAATAATGAGGAATGCTAATACTAGCAACATTATTTATATTAGATTATAGTCTCTTATATTATCTATATTAGCTTATTATAATCTAGATAATCATTTTTTTACTATATATTATCATAAAAAATTGATAACACTTATATGATTAATATTGTTTTAACATAAAGAAACGATAAGTTCTTTAACTGTTATCTTGTAATAACAATAGCATAATTAACATATAAATATTTACCCATATATTAAACTAAGTAATATAAAATAAACTTATAGCAAAATATGGTAGATGTTCGTAATGCGCAGCGTGGCGCTACCGTCAATAAAAGAAGAATGGATAGGACTGGATACTACACATCCAATTATTTTGAATGTATTGATAGCACATGCGTTCGCAATTCAAATGAAAAACAGAAATATTATTTAAATATAGCAGCAAAAATAGCTATTAAATCCCCTATGTACAACCATAAACATGGCGCTATAATTGTATATAGAGATAAAATTATTGGTTCGGGATTTAATTACTATATGGCTGATTTTAGCATACATGCGGAAGTTTCAGCAATCGCAAGTGTTCATAAAAAGAAAAAACATATACTTAGTGAATGTGATATATATATTGTAAGAATCGGCCCAGATAGCTTTAATAATCCTTTAAAATATTCACGACCATGTACTAATTGTAGTAATATAATTATTAAAAATAATATAAAAAACGCATTCTATTCTACAAATTACGAATATGATATTATTAGAGGATGTGTTGTATGCTGATGTATAAAAATATATATTAATTTGTATATATATCAATTAAATTGTAAGAGATACTTTTGGAATAATTCTCTTAATATTTTTTTTAACAAATGTTTGCCTATCTTCGTCAAAAATACGCTTTAATAATTCTTCGCCTGATAATTCTTTAAATTGAATAATTTTTGTTTTGATATCATTCATTTTAATAGGCACTTTACATTCCTTCTCACTTGTTTTAATCCTCCCATGTTGAGTATTTAGATCATTATATTTATAATTAAACATAAATTCCTCAATTTTATTATTAAGCACTCTCTGATAATTCTTCCTTTCTTTCATCGCAATTTTTAATTTTCTTATCTGGTCATCATATTTAAACCAATCATTTACTAGGTTCTTAAATGTTTCTAATTCATCTTCTGTTGGTTCAATTCTTTCCTGATTAATAATATTATCTACAATATTATCTTCATTCATTATATTTGTATATTTGTATATATATATTTATATATTTATATATTTATATATATTTATTTCTACGATTTTACAAATTTATTTATATCTTTTAAAGTTCTTTCACCATTATATTCATTTATTTTTTTTCCATTTTTATATTTTAAAATTGTAGGAAATCCATTAATATTTTTTTTATATTTTGCTTTTAAATATTTTAGTTGAGATACTTCAACATTTAATACACAGCATTTATCGTCTTTTTTATATTTATTACTTACTTTATCCCATGTAGGTTTTAACGCTGCACAATGACCGCACATATTCCAATAAAATAATATTGTTAAATTTGGAGATTTTTTAATAATATCATTAATATTATCCTTGTTTTCATATGTTAATAAATATAACATTCTTTTAATATATTTAAATATTATTTTTATTATTTATAAGTAAGAAGAATATAAAAGAGTATAAATAATGAACTATTATGAACTAGATTTTGAATCTGATTATAATCCCAAACTCCTAAGCGCTAAGGAATCTTGTAAAAACATGTCAGCATTATCTAGTACTTATACAAAACAGCAAAATGATTTATTTGTGGATAAAATAAATATAGATATGTGTAATTATCACAATAACTATAATTTAAATGTAGAAGAAATAAAGACTAATGAAAGTGAATTATTGAAAGGATTTTCAATAAATAAAAAGAGTTGTATATATAAACGACCAGAATACGATAATGGTCTTTGGAAGGACCAATATAATTCAAGCGATACTTTTAAAAATGATATAAATAGTTATAAATTATACGATTATCAAACTAAAAATAAAATTAAGGTAATCAATAAAAATTGATATATATTTTAAGTGGTTATTATATAATAATACAATATGTGGTATATCCAATTGTTTAATGATACTAAAATTAATTCAGAATATGATTTCTTAGGTCATCAATTTATTGAAAAATGTATATGCGATATCTATCATAATATAGAAGTCAAACACAATGAAGATTACAAAAGATTAAATAAATATTTAGAAGAACATATTATACAATATGTTAATAATATGTCATCTAATAAGATTGAATTAATGGTATATAATTATGGGATTGACAACGCAATATTATTACTCAATAATTACGTAGTTAATCACAAAAAACATATTAATACAACTTCAAAAAGTTTATTATTTTCTATATTCATAAGCAAATTTAATTTAGAGTTTACAGTTGAATATACTACAAATAATTATAATAACAACTATGTAATATATCATATTATAAAGATACAAAGATTCTGGCGTAATATTTTAATGAATAAAAACAAAAACACAATATATAAGGTTCAAAAAGAATTTGATTACGTATTAGATATAATAAATAAACAAATTAAAGATATGTCAGTAAAAAATATATTGATATATATAGTTAATAAATATAGAAGACGAATTAGCACAACATTAAGAATATGATATCACAAATGGTTGGAAACTCATTATTACATGTTTATCAAAATATTCGCACAGATATTTAAGCATAAATATCCCAAATATTATTTTAAACATATTTATAATAATATAAATATTTATATTATTCATTTTTTTATTTTTATACCCTTGAAGATTTAGAATCTATTCTTGTGTATATATAATATATTATTACCAACCCATTTAATATTCATTCTATTATATTTTAATAATTTTTGAAATTTGTAATTACCAAAATAAGGTTCTTTATTATTTTTATGAAATACGCGTGGTGCACCTTTATCATATAGATGATAATCACATATAACAAAACAAATAATATTATATGGTTTTAAATTATAAAATCGATGATTCCATTTTTGCTGGTCTTCTAGTAATTCTTTAAATTGCGGGTTATCTCTATCTATTATTTTTTCATTAATTAGTACATTTTTTAATTCTCCTAAAAATAATTTATGTTTTGCTAGTGTTCTAGGTAATGGATTAGGATTATCAGTTACTATTTTTGCTGGTACCGCATAATCAGAAGGTGGCCAAAAAGGCGTGCTATATGGGTCATTCATTTTAGCAACTTTTTGAGATGGACTTTTTCTTGGTGCTACATTAGAAGGTGATGGACTTCTTTGTTTAGCAACTTTTGGTGATGGACTTCTTTGTTTAGCAACTTTTGGTGATGGACTTCTTTGTTTAGCAACTTTTGGTGATGGACTTCTTCTCGCAACTGCGCTAGAACTTGTGCGTGTTGGATTTTTTCTTGGTGCTACATTAGAAGGTGATGGACTTCTTCTCGCAACCGCGCTAGAACGTGTGCGTATTGGATTTCTTCTTGGTGTTACGTTAGAAGGAGAAGGACTTCTTCTCGCAACCGCGCTAGAACGTATGCGTATTGGATTTCTTCTTGGTGTTACGTTAGAAGGAGAAGGACTTCTTTGTGATGATGTCTTCTTCATTTATAATCTTGCTCTAATATAAATCTATATATAAATTAAAAATTGATTATAAATATTATAATATATAATTTAATAGTAAATATATATTTACAAAATGAGTAATATATATATTGGTGCACATATAAATCGCGAAAAAACGATAGTGAAAACAATGGAAACTATTACAAAAAATGGTGGAAATTGTCTACAATTGTTTGTTTCTAATCCAAGAAGTTCCTCATTAGTTAATATTAATAACTATATAGATATAGCAGAAGATATAAAAGAGTATACATCTAAACACAATTTTAAAACAATTATTCATTCATCTTATACTATTAATCTGGCACGTGATTTTAAAAATGGAAAGCGTGCCATTCCTATTAATGAATGCATGTGGATAAAAATATTATTACATGAATTATATATTTCGCAATTAATTAATTCAGCTGGTGTTATTGTTCATGTAGGAAAACACACAACTTTATCATACGAGTACGGATTAGAAAATATGCGAATTGCGATAGAATATATCATAGAGGAAATGAAAAATAATAATATTAAAGCAAAAATAATAATTGAAACACCCGCTGGACAAGGAACAGAATTATTAACTAATTTACACGACTTCATACTGTTTTATAATAGTTTTACAAAAGAACAAAAAAAATATTTAGGTATCTGTCTAGATACAGCACATATATGGGCAGCTGGATATGAATTAAGTGAAGCATATAATATAATATGTAATAAAAATTCAAATGATTTAATTGCTATACATCTTAATAATAGTAGCGCAGATAAATATAGTAATATTGATAGACATGCAACATTATTTGATAGTACAAAAGGAACTATTCCTCTAAAATCTATTAAAGAGTTTATAGAATTATTTAGAGATAATGAGCATATACCTATTATAATTTTAGAAACTCCTTCACAAGAATATTCTCATGAAATTAAATGGATATATTCAATTATATAAATATATTACTTATCATCAATTTTAATCCAACTATCAGGAAATAAATCATCTGTGATTGTTCCATCATAACCAGGGCCTAGCCAAGTTTCAGGATAACATATAATAGGTTCATTTGAAGAAGATAGGTAGGCACCAAACCAAGAGAATGTGCTATTTCCAATAATATAATGTTTTGAAGATGTCATAATTAGTAATTGTTCCCAATCCTGTATAGCATCAGATACTTTTTTATATCTTAAATTTTTTCCGGTTAATTGTTTTAAAGCGTTATTAATTTCTAAATTATAATTGTTTACAGTGTCATTATCATTTTCTTCGCAAAAATATAAAATATCATAGTCGTATATGTCAACACCTTTGCTAATTAATTTTTTAAATGCTTCAATATAATAAGCTGTTTTTTTTACAGGATGCAACGTATGTAAGTTAATATAATCGCCCATACGATAATGAACAGATATTGTTTTATTGATAGTATATTCAGGATATGCTGTTAAAACTTTATTAATATGTTCATCAATACCAATAATCCTCCTAATTTTATTTATATTATGTTCAAAATATTTATGACTTTGAAAATATCCTTTCAAAAATGCGTCATTTTCAAAAATAGGTATTTGAGCGTAGTGAAAATAAGGCTCCTTGTAATTTTCAATATTTAATTCATCAATATTAGAAACGTCAATATCTAATACTTTGTGACTAATATTACTAAATACTGTATCCCAATAAAATTTACGATATCCATTGTTTCCTACATACAAAATATAATTTTGACAATTATCAATATAATATGATATAGTAGCAAAAATTTTAAACATTTGATTCCCTATTCCACCAGATATTAAAATGCTAATATTATTCATTGTTTTATTAATAATATAATAACTTATTTTTATATAATTATAATAAATATGTGATAATGTATTTACATTAAAATAAAAAATGATTAATTATTCTTTGTTGTTATATTAAGAACAAAAGAGCAAAGATATGGCATTTAATGCAACCACCGCAAGCACAGTTGTCACTACGCGTGATACAATCGTATATACAAATAATGTAACTACAAATAATGTATCTACAAATAATGTATCTACAAATAATGTAATCAATCCTACACTATATGATAGATGGATGTTGCCTCTCTAACTCCTCATCTCAAAAAGTTAATTAGAAAGATAGTTAAAAAGAAGGTGTAAATATTATAGTTAATATTGTATATTTTTTATATTTAGTATTATTTATTATGATATTGATAATAAATATTTAATTTTTTATTAAAAATATAAAAATTGATAACATGTTGTAAATATACAATATTAAAAACCTAAATAAGATGACTATTTCTATTAAAATTAAGGAGATTATGAATAATATGCCTGATACGTTAAATACTAAAAAAGAGATTGATGAATATTATAAAGATGCTATGAAAAAGACTATGGAAAATAATAAGCAAAAAGAAGATAAACCAAAAAAAGAGCTAAACGCATATCAAATATTTATGAAAGAAAATATTGCGGTTGTTAAGGCACAAAATCCAAATTTAACAGGACCCGAAGTATTTTCTAAGATAGCTACTATGTGGAAGGAACAAAAAGAATTAAAAGTAGGTTCTGTTGAAGTTAAAGATGTTGTTGTATCTGACCCAAAACCTGTTGTTGTATCTGACCCAAAACCTGTTGTTGATGATATTAGTGAAATCGCAGAAGTTAAGGAAGTAAAGAAGAAAGGGAAAAAGTAAAATAACATAAATAAATGTCATTTAATTAATGAGAGATATTGATATATGTGTTAGATAGATATTTGAATATTATATATTTTTTATAATTTCTAGATATGTTGCAAACCCATCAGCAATATTTAATACATTATTATAACTTGATAATCTAATATCAAAATGAATCCAATTTTTTCTATATTTCACCGGAATAAATTTCATTAAAAATAATGATGCCATTAAGCCGTCACTATTAACACATTTATATCCAGAGTTCTTTACATCAGCAATATTTGATTTAATATAAGTAATATATTCAACCCACGGAGGCATTCTAATACTTTTTTCAGCATATTCTTCATTATATACTTCAATCTGTTTTGCTAATTTATCATTTAATGTAAAATATGTAAAACTCGTATGACAGTGTATTCGCTCTGACCATCCAGTTAATGTGGCGTAATCAAAAATATAATCGGGTTTATAATTATTACACGCATACGCAAGAGCATCTGCTAATATTAATCTTCCTTCCGCATCAGTATTAACAATCTCAACACTAGTCCCATTATAAGATTTTATAATATCATTTGGTTTCAGAGATATACCAGATACTATATTTTCAACTAATGGACATAAGCATACAACACGATGCTTATAATTATTATCTACTAAGTATTTAAACAATCCTAATGATATTGAGGCACCTTCTTTATCCATATACATTTTTTCCATATGTTTGCCAGTTTTAATTGAATATCCTCCTGTATCAATTGTAACCCCTTTTCCAACAAGGCATATTGTTTTTTTATACTTTGGAGGGGTATAATCTAATACTAAAAAACACGGTTTGTTATTAGAAGACCCTCCAACAGCGTCAATAAGTCTTAATCCCATATTTTTGATATCATCGTGATTATATTTATTCACTTTAACATACAGTGTATTAGCAAACAACTCGCTAGCGTATGAACCAAATTTTTCAGGTGTAAAAATATTAGATGGTTCATTGATAATATTACGTGAAAAATTAGAGTAATCAATAATGCTAAATAAATTATTTCTATTTATTTTATTAAATTGTGGTATGTTAAATAATATATTACTCTTTATTTTTTCATAACTTTTATATTTATTAAATACATATAATCCCTGCATAATCCTATAAACAAATGCTTTAATGAATTTTTTATTTAATTTATTTAGATTAAATACAATATCATTATTATTATTGATATTATTAACTATTGTTTTAATATCAATAGATTTTAATATTATATCTAATGAATTATTTATCATTATATTCGCATTATCTGCTCTATGAGAAGATACAATAATATTATTAATATTTTTATTATTTTTATTAACTACATATATACTCATTCAATAATATATTATATACTCTATTATATATTTGATAATATAAGTTGCGAATCTTTTAATTCGTATATTTTATCTGCTATTTCTAACGCGGATTTTCTATGTGCTATTATTATCATAGTACATAATTGATTTTTAAAGCATTCTTTTATTGTTTGCTGAACAAGTTCTTCACAATAAGGGTCAAGAGCAGAAGTTGCTTCATCAAATATTATTATTTGAGGTTTTCTAATTAATGCTCTTGCTATTGATATACGCTGTTTTTGCCCACCCGACAAAGAGCTTAATTCAGTTCCTTCAAGTTTTGTTTGATATTTATTCGGTAGATTAGATATAAAATCGTGCACATTCGCATTTTTTGCGGCGGTTACAATATCATCTTCGCTAACATTATCCAATCCATATGAAATATTATTTGCTATTGTATCTGAAAATAATATACTTTCTTGAGCTACATATCCAATATGTTTTTTTAACCATATACTATCATAATCGCAAATATTTACATTATCAATAGTAATATTTCCAGCTGTTGGCGATAATATATTAACTAATAATTTTGAAAGCGTGCTTTTACCACATCCAGAAGCACCTATAATTGCTATTTTATCGCCTCTATTAATATTAAAATTAAAATTATTCAAGATATGTTCAGTAGATTTTTCATATTTAAATGATAGAGAATTAAATGATATGTCACCATAAAAATTATTATCACTAGGTATATAATAACCATAAGTATATTCAGGAGCATCTAGAATATTTGTAATTCGCGCATAAGGTTCCTTACATTTTATAAATTCATTTTTCATATCAAATATTGTTTTTATTGTTGAATATAACCCTTGATTGTGTAGAATAAATATAGTTAATCCGTCAATAGTATTTAAATAGTTAGCAGATAATATGATAATGATTGTTATTATTGTAGGAATATTGCTAACTACTAATAAATTGCTTCCATATAAAAAACATTCCTTGCTATTATAAAGCGCTAATTCATCAGATAACATATTATATTTATTATACGCTGTAATTTCATTGGCATACGTTTTTAAAACAGATAGATGAGATAATGTTTCATGTGTATATGTATTTAATTCCTTAGTTAATTCTTCATAATTTGTCATTATTTTTTTATGAATTTTATTATAGTATTCTGATATTAAGTAATTAAAGGAAATTAATATTAAAGCAATAACAGTAAGTTTCCATGATATGTTTGTTAATAACCAAAATGTTATTATAACTTCAATAATGGAACGACTTAACACATTTATATTAAGCGATATAATATCAGAAACTATCCTTGAATCATTATTAACCCTTTCTAATAATGAATTAACAGGCTCTGTTTCATAAAACTTCAAGGGTTGATTCAAAATCTTTCTATATACTATACATCTTAATTTATGGTTCATACATTTTTGTGAATATACAAATAAAGCACCTCTAAAAGATATAGCAATCATAGATATAAAATTTGTATAAAATAATAAATATAATCGTTCATTTGAAAAGTCTCCGACCATCACTCTTGATATATTCTCAGTCGCATTAACATTATAATATGAACCTATACATCCGCATATTAATCCCATTATGCTGTATTTAATATCTGTATTGCACAGATTAATATATCTTTTAATTATCAGCATTGTAATAGTATTAATATTGATATTAGTATTAATATTGAATATATATTTATATATAATATTTCTTCGACATTCTTAAAAAATGATTTAATTTATTAAAGATATAAATATATTATAAATATAATATGGATATTAATATCTTTATATTTCGCAGAGATTTTCGCATAAATGATAATTATGCTTTAAATAGTTTAATAAAGGAATGTGGTAATAAAGGAATATATCCTATGTTTATTTTTAATCCAGAGCAGATTTTTCCAAAGAATAACCAGTATTTTAGTAATAATTGTGTTCAATTTATGATTGAAAGTTTAGACGACTTAGATAAAAATATACATGTAAATTATTACGAAGGAAACGATGTTGATATTTTAGAAAAGTTATCTAGTAAATACAAAATTAAATCAATAGCATATAATAAAGATTATTCTCCATTTGCTATAAAACGAGATAGTACAATTGAGGAATGGGCTAAAAAAAAAGAAATAAGCATTATTACCGAAGAAGATTATACTCTTTATAATATGGGAACTATTCAAAATAATTCAAATAAACCATATCAAGTATTTACACCATTTTATAAAAAAACCCTTTCATTAAAGGTTAATAAGATTCAACCATTAATAGTTAAACGCATAAATGTTATCAAACATATTAAAACATTTGATAAACATAAATATTACATTCCGAATGATGATATAGCTGTTAGAGGTGGTAGAGAGGAAGCACTAGTACGATTTAAAAAAATTATGACAGATTATTCAACATTTCGCGATTATCCAGGATTAGATAAAACTACAAAATTAAGCGCTTATATTAAATTTGGTTGTGTTAGCATACGAGAGGTTTTTAATAATTATAAAAATGTCAAGGAACTACAAAGGGAATTAATATGGCGTGAATTTTATGCTAATATTCTGTATTATTTTCCACATGTATTAGGAAATTCGTTTAAGCAAAAATATGATAATGTTAAATGGACTAATAATAAGGAATGGTTTAAAAAATGGTGTCAAGGCAAAACTGGATATGTTATGGTTGACGCAGGAATGAACCAATTAAATAAAACTGGTTGGATGCACAATAGATTGCGTATGATTACCGCTATGTTTTTAACAAAGGACCTTCTTATTGATTGGAGATGGGGTGAAAAGTATTTTGCTACAAAATTAGTTGATTATGATCCAGCAAGTAATAATGGTGGGTGGCAATGGTCTGCTAGTACAGGTACTGATTCGCAACCATATTTTCGCATATTTAATCCTGAATTACAATTAAAAAGATATGATAAAGATTATGAATATATTAGAACATGGATTCCTTCACCTTCGTATGAATCATACTCAATAGAAAAAATAGTAGAACATAAAGAACGAACTGTAATCGCAATAAATGAATTTAAGAGAGCACAAACATTTTAAGTTGATTATTAACATTCCATATATGCCTGATAATATTATTACATTGTTCGTGATTTTGTAAATGTTCAGGATGAAGAGTGCTACCATAGTTTATGTTGGTAACAATTATAGGATATGTTAATATATATGAGTTAACAACCGCATATAATATATTATCAGATGCTGTCCATGATGAATATGATAAATCGTAATTTTTTTCTGACAATATATATTTGTCTATTATTTTGCGAGCTCCTTCCCTTGAAATTAAATAGTAGACAGCACCAGGATAAGATTCAACTCTATCCGCTATCACCTCATTTTTTAAAAAATGTTCATTATATAATTTAATAACTACTGGATGCCCGCTTGTATAAAGTTGCAAAATATCAATAATGCTATTATTTTTATTTTGAAAATCTTCTATATAATTAAAAATCTTATTATAATCAATATTTGCTAACTCTAAATCATCTTCTAATACACAAAAGTATGGGTCTCCATCGTCATACCCTTTCTTTATTGCTTTTAAATGAGATAGGATGCAACTGATTTCACCAGGTGTTGTTGTTTGAATAGATTCTTCATTGCGAATAATACGATAGTCTTTGCTTGTTTTTGGTGTTTCGGCGGAAATACGATAATTTTCTATGTTTTTCTCCCTAAATTGTTTTTCCATATATGCCTTTCTTTCTGTACATTCATCTATATTAATCCAATAATGTTTCATAAATTATATAATATATAATATTTAATTAGTTTTTATATATATTCCGTATATATATTCTTTAATATATATATTTTTACTATATTCCTTATATATTTTTTTATATATAAAAAAATGACACAATAAGTATATTAATATTATAAATACATATATAATTTTAATATGGCATTATTTTTAGATACTGAAACATCTGGATTGCCTGATACACATAATTTAAGATGGGGTGTTTATCCTTATTATAAACACTTAGATAAATATGAAAAAGCAAGAATTGTTCAATTTTCAATGTTAATTACAGATAAACAATTTAAATTTGAAGATGTAAAAGATTATGTTATTAAACGCGAAGGATTTGATATAACAAATGAAGAATTTCATGGAATTACAAATGATATATCAGATAATACAGGTGTTTCTTTTGACACTGTCGCAGTAGAAATATTTTATGAGCAACTTAAAAAAGTATCACATATTATTGCGCACAATGTCGCATTTGATGTAGGTGTTATTAAATCAGAATTATATAGAAGAAATTTACATTACATTATTGACGAATTAGATAAAAAAACATTGCTATGTACAATGAAACATATGAAACCAATCCTTAAAATTATTAATCAATATGGAAATTATAAAAATCCTTCACTAAATGAAATTTACAAATTTAATTTTAATAAAGATGTTGAAAATGCTCATAATTCGCTATATGATGTTTCCAATCTTCATAAGGTTGTAAGACATATGTATGAAAATAATACTCTAAACTATAAAATTATTTAATTATATTTTATCAATTATTCTAGTTTCCAAAAAAGGAAATTCACTATCACCGTAAACTGTTTCTTTTCCTACTAATATAGTTCCATATAATTTACTTATAATACTAAGTATACTCTGGTCATGTCTTGTTTCTATATATTCGCTACGCCCTCTATTACAAGGATTATTATTATAATCGTCTGTAAATAATATGGGATTGTCATGTACAGTTTTCAACCATAAATCTATAATATTAATACAATTTGTATTCTTTTTTAATACTATAACTCCTGACATAATTTGACTTGTGTATGCTATACTACCGTTTATATCTACATTGAAATGGTCAAATATTTCTTTATTTGTCCATAGCTTTTCATGTGTTCCTAACTGAAAAGAAATACATCCACGATCACTATTATTAATCATTTCTATATATTCGTTAAATCTATCAATACCCTTAGGATTGATTGTGCAACCAGCATCTAAATATATTAATATATCATCATCTTTTATTTTTTCTAAATGTTTTTTAATAATATATGGCTTCCATATCCAATAACCACCACCTCTTGGACGTAATAACATATCTTTAAATTTATTCTGAAACTCTAAATCTAAATCTTCTGGTCCATATGAAGTTATTGTATCAAACCAACCTACGCTCCTTGCCTCGTCGCATATTCTTTTTTTTGAATTAATAAATTTATGATTGCCATATGTAATAAAATGTATCATGATATATCTTATATATTTATTTTATTTAAAACGTTCTTATATATTCTTTGTAATATTTAATTTTCATCCTCTTCATCCTCCCTTCCTTTTCGTGTAGCCCATAAAGGAAATTTAAGCGAATGTTCACTTCCAAAATCTGAAAACCAATCTTCTTGTCCTAATAATATAATTCCATATAATTTACGAATAATACTAAATACACTTTGGTCATGTCTTGTTTCTATATATTCAGGACGCTCTCTATTACACGGATTATTATTATAATCATCTGTAAATAATAATGGGTTAACATGAAGAGTTTTAAACCATAAATCCACAATATTAATACTATATATATCCTTTTTTAAAATTATATTTGTAGCACAAATTTGGCCTGAATTTGCGATATCACTATTTATATCTACATTAAAATAGTCAAATATTTCTTTATTAGTTAAATTTTTTTCTTGATGGCATGTATCAAACGAAATACATGCGTTATCACTATTATTAAGCATTTCCATATATTCTTTAAATCTATCAATTCCGCTTGGATTAATTGTGCATCCAGCATCCATATATATTAAAATGTCATCATCATCTATTTTTTCTAAATGTTTTTTAATAATATATGGCTTCCATATCCAATAACCACCACCCCTAGGACGAACTAAAATATCTTTAAATTTATTTTGAAACTCTAAATCTAAATCTTCTGGTCCATATGAAGTTATTGTATCAAACCAACCTACGCTCCTAGCCTCGTCACATATTCTTTTTTTTGCGTTTGTATAATTATGATTGCCATATGTAATAAAATGTATCATGATGTATCTTTTATATTTATTTTATTAAAAATAGTCTTATATATTTATATATTCTTAATATAAATGAGTACAATGGAACAATTGAGAAAATATAGATTTTTAAATCTAACATTAATTGATTTAATACCTACATTAATTACAGGACTAATAATTCATTCATATATATGGTTATATCCTCTCGAATTAGATATTGAAGAGCAATCTAATAGAACGTTTATTCAATATATTGCGTCATTATCAATAATATTAATAACATTATTAGGATTAGGAATAATAATTCATAGGTCTGTTGGTATTAAATCTGGATTGTCGGCGCATCTTGGTTTAAATGGAATTCCTAATAAAAAAATTACTTAATATTAAAGTAGATGGCTGATATAATAAGAGCTGATAAATTTTTTTCTATTTGGATATTTATTTATACAATCGCATATATATTTAAAATAACCCCATATAATCCAATAATACTCATTTGTATTGCTTTAACATTTTTTGTACTTAGTTTATTTATTATAATATATAATTTAAATAAAAAATCGCTTTTGTTTTATTATATAATGATTAATACAATTGCTAAAATAATACCATTATTTATAATTATAGATAATAAAATAACAAATAATGATATAATATTTTCTGTATATTTTATATTATTATATTTAATATACATGCAATATATTAAAGAAGATATTATATGTGTTTATAAAGATTATATAGAATTTATTATAGATAGGGATAAAGGGAAAGAAAGTAGTTTTTATAATATTTACATACAAATACAGAATAGATTATAATTTATTTCAACTTATTTTTTTATTAGCATGTAGATATTATAATACTAAATAAACTATATAAATGATACATCATATTTATAATATGATAATAAAATGACAGAAATCATTGATATAGCAGAGCAATATGATAATATTTCAAAAGATTTTGACAGGTCTCGTATTAGAATTTGGAACTCTGTCAAAAATTTTCTACAACCAACAAAAAATAATTTAAAACTATTAGATGCTGGTTGTGGTAATGGTAAAAATATGATATATGCTATTAACCTTGGTTATATTACAAAAGGCTTTGACATTTCTAATAATCTTTTAGAAATATCTAGAAAAAAGAACTTAGACGTTTATTATAATAATATTTTAGATATCAATGATAATTTATATGACAAGATTATATGTATTGCTGTAATACATCATATTAATGATGTAATTAAGCAAAAAGAAGCTATTATTAATCTTATTAATCAATTAGTATTAGGAGGAGAATTACTAATATCTGTATGGTCTTATGAAATTACATTAGATATTGAAAAGAAAAACAATAAACAATCAAAAGATTATCGTAATTTTACAGTAGGGCATAATTTTTTTAAATGGAATAATAAATGTGATAGATATTATTATATACACGATTATAATTCTTTCAGTCTCTTAATTAAAAATGTATCTTCAAAATGTAATATTAAATATGAAATAACATATGAAAAACAAAATTGGTTCTGTAAAATAGTAAAAGTATCTTAGTAATATAATAGATATACAATAGTATGAAGGATACTCGCTATAATTATTTTTATGCTTAGTTTTACACCTTTTCTCATTTAAAATGCTCAAATTAAAATGTAAATGCTTTTATTTTATATTCTAACTCATCATTTTTTTTATAATATTTATAATACACATTTAATCCATTTTCTATATTATCTATACCTGGAAGAGACTTTTCTAATGTCTCGTTTTCTAAGAATGTTTGAAAATTATCATAATATGATATATATTTGATTTTAATTTTAAATTTGCGTTCAAATCCTAACTCATTATTTGTAAATAAAATAAAATCTCCTATATTCATATTTATAAAATCCCCTTTATTTAATCTACCTTCTACTGTTTTAATTTTTAATTTAATTAGAGAAAACCAAGGTTCAGATAAGTTTTTTTCATAAATAGACATTTTATAGATATTTAATTATTCTTTATTTATCAATTTTATATCAATTTTATAAAAAATATGGGCGTTTTAAATGAGAAAAGGTGTAATAAAAACTCTAAAAAATTAACAGTTTATATAATTATAATATAAGTTATAAAATAATATTGCCTTAATAAAAAGGGGATTTACTACCAGCAGGATTCGAACCTGCGAGTGCTAAGCACGTGACAGCTTAAGTGTCATGCCTTGGACCAGACTCGGCCATGGTAGCAAAGCTCATAAATCAGAGCAATATTAATTAAAAAAATAAGTTAGTATATAATAAAACTAATAATGTTATCTATTTGTTTTATATTATAATATAATCAAATCCTTATATAAGTTTATGATATAACTATATAAAAATATATCTATAATACATACAAGATATAATAAAATAATGATAAATATTTTTCTTATTATAGTTGCGATGGCAAACATTATTACATCTAATACATTTGTTATTAATAATGATTTGAGTTATAGAATAAATACAAGGAGAACAATTTATTTCTATAAACCTATCAATTGTATTCAATTAAAAATGAATGCGATTGATAGACGTAAAGCAATTAAAGTTATTCCATTAATTAGTGTGTATAGTATATCAAAGAGTTCAAGGGCTTTTAATATGAATGATAAGTATAGTAATGATGATAAGTCGTATATACCAAAAAAAGTAGTCGTATTTGGTGCTTCTGGATACACAGGTGGAGATACAATTCGCGCACTATTAGAAAAAAACATAAGTGTAGTTGCTGTTACGAGGAGAAAGGTAGAAATTGTTAATAGAGAAAACGCAAAATTTAACTCTCTTGTTATAGATGATATTGAAAAAAAAGATAAAATAACAAGTATTATAGCAGATGTTATTAATCCCAAATCTATTAATGGTATTATGAAAGATGCCAATGCTGTAATATTTTGTGCGGCATCAAGACCAAAAGTGAAAGTTATTGCTACGCCAGGAATTGATATTTCAAAAAAAAGTATGAAATATCAAACAAATGTTGATACTAATATTTCACTTACAGCAGAACCAAGTGATAATGTTGAGGATATTGGATTGGTAAATGTTGCCGAGGAAGCAATACGCTCAAATGTTAAACGTCTTATAATTGTATCATCTATTTGTGCAAAATGTCAAAAGAATGATGACACATCAGGGAATGGATATGGAGAAGCAATTGATAGAGGTTTTGCTAGTTGCGATTCCTGTTATAAGAAGCAAACAGGTGAGGAACGAGTTCGTATATTATATGAGAAAGCTCCTAAGCATCTTAGTTATACTATTGTTAGACCTGGAATGCTTTCACCAGGTGAAAAACGAGGTCCAAAAGAAGTTGAGTTTAATCAAGGAATATCTAAAAGTGGTATTATATCTCGCCTAGATTTGGCTGATATTTTAGTATCATCAGCATTAACAGATAATGGTTCAAAAAAAACGTTTGAAGTATATTATAAAGATACAGCACAACCGGTCGATATGTATAAATCTCTTAAAACTTGCAAAGAACTAGGACATACTATTAAAGAATGTTTTTTTGGCGAGGGATATAATGAATCGGAACCTTTAACTATGGAAAGAATCATGAAGATGCCTCAAACAGGTTCAATCTTCATTTCAGGAACAGAAGTATTAGGTAATAATTATACAGATATGCTAGGTAAATTAAAAGAAGATGTTTATGTTCAATATGATATTAATGTGCTACGTTCTAATGATATTTTATAATTTGCCCTTATTTTTCTATTATTATATAAAAATAATATCATATATTTATATATTAAAATAAATGAACCTATATAAAAGCATTATTATAACAGTATTATTTAGTTGTGAGGCATTAGCATTTGCGAATACTATTAAAATTAATAATAAATTACATAAATTAAATAAAAATGTCGAATTAGTAAAAATGAATTTAAATCGCCGTGAAATATGTGGAATTTTTAGTATTTTACAATATATACCTTTGCCGTTTTTAATAACTAAACATGCTAGTGCTTTTAGTCCAAAAAAAGAAAAAACAATTGAAGAATTAAAAGAAGAAGCAATGAAAATTATAGAAATTATTGAAGTTCAAAAAAATACTATTAATTTGCCTTCATTAAAAGACAATAATGTTAGTGATGATAAAGGGAATAAGGATGGTAAGGATGATAAAGATGATAAGGATAATAACGACGAAACTGACTATAATGTAAATAGTAAAACTAAAATAAAGATTGACGGTGTTTTAAATAATATTATGAATAATTTTAAAAAGAATGGTAATATTGATCCAGAAAAATCAATAAGTAATTTGCAAAACTATTGTTCAAAATCAAATATTATCAAATATAAAAATACAAAACGACTAACATCTTATTTTCAAGATGGAAAATACGCACTATTTCTTGGTAAATTTATTAATTATGAAATTATTGATTATCAACGTGATGTAGATAATAATAGTGATGAAAAAAATAATGTATATTACACAGTTAATATGAAAGTAACTGCTGAATATAAAACAATGTTGCAAAATAGCATTCAATTTAACGATATGTATTATCCAAAAAACAGAGATTACAATAACATATGCTATGTGATATATAGGTGGTCTTTTAAAAAATATGAAGATGATAATTTATATTTAGAAGGTTGCTATCTTGTACCACCAACTACAGCCTCATAAAATATAAAATACTTTGTTATTTATTTTTAATTTAGTTTAGGTTCTATTACTGGTTCTAAATTTTTGAGTGGTATATTAACAGGAGCTCTCTCTTTTTCAAAATTTTTACCTCTTTCATTTTCAAGTAGTGTGAAAGTAGCTCCTTTATAATTACCAAGTACTAAATCTGTATTATATTCTTTATTAATTCTCGAATGTTTTATATTGATTTTATCTCCTGGTTTAAATTTTTTTAGTATTGTATTTAAATCATCTGGATTATTTATAGATATATTATTAATAGCCAATATAATATCTCCAATTTGAGTTACGCGCTTTGTTTTTTCATCTCGCTCTACGCCTTTTAGTCCAGCAAAATATGCTGGTGAATTTATTGGAACATCTAATATAAGTATCCCTTTTGTAATTATAGGGATACCACTTTTTTCAGATTCAACAATTGAAGGATTTCTTTCCATATAAGAAATTCCAAGTATTGCTTTTTGAACATATCCTGTATCAATAATATCATTTATTGATTTTAATGCGGATGATATAGGAATTGCGAAACCTATACCGGCTGATACACCTAACCCAAGTGATGCGGTATTAATGCCAATTATTTCACCATTACTATTTAATAATGGCCCACCGCTATTTCCTGGATTAATAGCTGCGTCCGTTTGAATGATTCCATATATTTTTCTACCAGTAGGTGCTGTAATTTCGCGATTAATTGCCGAAACTATCCCAGTAGTAAATGTATGATCTTGACCAAATGGATTACCAATCGCAAATGCGAATTGTCCAATACGCGTTTTAACATCCGGATTATAGTTAATTACTTGTAATTCACTTGAAGGAGCATCTATTTTAAGAATTGCCAAATCAGTGTCTGGATCAACACCAGTTAATTTAGCTATATAAGTTTTTTTATTCTTATTATTATCTGTAATTGTAACCAATGCCTTATCAACCTTATTAATAACATGAAAATTAGTAATGATATGCCCCTTTTTATCCCAAATAAATCCGGTACCAACACCTTTTGGTAAATCATCTTTATTTAAATTATATTTATCAGCCATACTTGTGTATTCTGTACTAATAAAACATACTGATGATATTGATTTTTCAAAAATATTTGTTTGCTCTTCTTCTATAAACTTAATAATATCTTTTGAACTTATCTTATCTATCTTATCTATTACAGATACAGATTGCTCAGCAGATGCCTTTCTTATACCTAGTGTGTTCAAAGCAACGCTATAAAATATGATGTCTCGTCGTTTAGATAATGATAGTTTAGTATCTAACCCATCTATTTTCATATTAAGAATTGATTTATTAGATATATAGCAATTGATTGTTTGAAAAATAACTAATATATACAATAGTGTACTTTTAAATTTCATATTATATATTAATATTAATATAGTTAAGTTTTATATATTATATAAAAAACTCATGTAAATATTTTAAAATGTTTGGGCGAAATTTTGTTTCATCTAAGTATTGCAAAATATTTGATTCATCCATATTTTGCGAAATATCTGGACGAAGCAAATATTTCTCACTATCATATTCTATATATTTAAATATAACATTATCATTATTGATATTTTCAAAATATGGATGATTTGTTCCACTAATAAAGATAATTTTTGATTCATCATTATAACTTAATAACTGTTCCATTATTTTTTGAAATTTATCTTTTTCAATATAATATTGCCTTGTTAATAGTATAAAAATAGTTTTAGTATTTAAATCTTCTTTTAGTCTTATAAATTTTCTCTTATATTTATCTAAAAGTTCTTTTTTATTTTCATTGCTATCATGTGGAAACCAAATATTATTAGATGAATTTGTTTTATTTTTATTTTCACACATATCACCAATATATTTTAAAACAATATCATCCACATTATCTGTACAATTTAATTCTTTAATCAATTCAACATTATAAATTACATTTAAATCATATAATTGTAATTCCGATAATGGACCTTTTGAAACCCAATCAAATGGATAGCCTTTTTTTCTTAAATTGAGTTTCTTTAATATCAAAGGAATAGCACAATGGTCTCCTAATGGTATAATATTAAAATCTGAATACTTCCACATTATATATTAATAATTTTATATGTTTATATATTTTTACATCTTTAACATATTTCAAAAAAGAAAGATATTTAGTATTGAATATATTTATACAACATTGTATTTATTTTTATCAAAAACCATATATGAATGAATTATAAGTCCTTAGTTGTTTATATTGTTGTCATTAATATATTAAATATTATAATACCATTTACCACATAAGTTTTGAATAACATTATTAATATTTCCTCTATATAAAACAATCCAAAATGAACAACAAGAAAATAATCCAGCTTTATGACAATAAATAGAAACACTCATACTAATATATATTTTTGTATATAAAATATTCTTAATTATTCTAAGTATGTAATCATGTATTATCTTATGACATGAAAAATTGCGTTTGAAATATTAAAATATGTATTAAAAAATGATTATATATTTATAAACACATATTATTAGAAAATCATGAATAAAGTGTGCAAAGATGGAAAAGTAGTTAATCCTATTACTGGAAGATGTATAAATAAAGAAGCTCTTGATAAAAAAAATAAAAAAAAAGAAAAGGAAGACCTAATTAAGATTAATGAAAATAATAAAAAAATAATTGATAATTTAAAAATATTAGCAGATTATGAAAGAATAAATAAAGAACCATTTAAAGTAAAGGCTTATGAGAAAGTAATTGAATCCATTGAATTATATGATAAGAACATTGAAACATTAGAAGATATTAAAGGTATTAAGGGTGTTGGAAAAAAGATAGAAGATAAATTAATTGAGTTTATTAATACAGGGAATATTGTAGAAGCTGATAATGCGTTAAACGACCCTAAATATATATTAGGGAATAAATTAAAAGGTATTTATGGTGTCGGACCATCAAAGATTACTGAATTAATGACTAAAATAAAAGATTTTGACGAATTAAAAGAACATCCAGAACTATTAAATGATAAACAAAAAATAGGTTTAAAATATTATGATGATATGAATCTAAGAATACCAATTGTTGAAGGAAGAAAGCATTTAAAAATAGTTAATAATATATTAATTAATTTATACAAAGATATTGAGTTTGAATTTGTTGGTAGTTATAGAAGAAAAAATAAAGATATGGGTGATATAGATATATTAATTAAAAATAAACCTGGTTTAGTATTGAAAGATATAATAAATCAATTAGAAGAAAAATCATATATAATTGAAAAATTAGCATTAGGTACTAATAAGTTTATGGGAATATGTAAATTATCTTCCGAATTACCGGCAAGAAGAATAGATATATTGATTGCTGACCCATCATATTATTATTTTGCCCTTCTTTATTTTACTGGTTCATATAATTTTAATATATATATGCGTAAAATAGCATTAAAGAAGGGTTTGTCATTATCAGAATACGGATTTAAAGATAATTCTAAAAATATTATTGATACAACAGATATTATTCATAGCGAAGAAGACATATTTAAATATTTGGATATGGATTATGTCGAACCAGTAAATAGATTATAATTTGTATTTATTACGTACGTAATGATATAAGGTTTAAGTTAATTATATAACTAAATAGGAATATAGACATAATACAATGTCTATTACCTTATATTCTCATAGTGCTGATACTAGAATTATCTTATCATATATGTATGATTTATTGAGTAAAGAAAATAAAAATATTGATTGTGAATATATTGAAATAGACAGAAAACATTATAGAGATTACAAAAAAGAGCGTTCTGATTATATTTTTTTACATAATTTTATTCCAGCAAATGGCAAATATGTCATTAATGATATTGATATTGAAATTTGCGATTATATTTTAAATGACAAGGTGCAAACATATTTATTTAAAGAAGATTTTTTTCAAATTAAAAAAGTAATTTTGAATAGTTCATCAAAAGATATTATAACTAAATTTATTGAGGATGCTTTTAATAAAAAATTTAAAGAGAAGAAAGAGAAGTTCGCAGAAGTATCAGGTGATAAAATTATTAAAAAGAAGTGGTCTGGATTTTGTTGGAGTTATGATTCGTCAATACCTAAAAGAAATTTTAGCAGTATTTTTTTGAAGAAAGATCATTTAAGTAAAATCAAAGATCCTGTTACAAGGTTTCTTAATAAAGATACATATAAAGAGTATAATAAACACGGGATTCCATATAAAATGAATATTATGCTACATGGTGCACCTGGTGTTGGAAAAACATCTCTTATTCATAGTATTGCGTCAGAATGCTCTGCTAATATTTGCGTTTTAAATATTAACGCCGAACTAAAAGAAGAGTCTATGATTGAAGCAATTTCCCAGGTTAATGAAGATGATAAAAGGTCAATTTTGGTTCTTGAAGATATTGATTGTATTTTTATTGATAGAAAAACAAATGATAGTTTGAAGAATAATATTACTATGAATGGTATATTGAATTGTCTAGATGGTTTTAATAACCCAGAAGGATTAATTGTAATTATGACAACTAACTTCCCAGATAAATTTGATGAAGCACTAATGCGATCAGGAAGAATTGATCTAGATATTGAAATGACACACCTTGATAAATTTCAAGCAAATAATATGTTTTTATCATTCTTTAACAACCAAGAACATTTTGATATTATGTGGGATAATATTAAAAAATATTCAGTTGAACCAGCAACTTTGATTCAGTTCTTATTTAATAATCGCGATGTAGAAGATATATCTACAAAATTTGAAGATTTTTATAAACTTGTTGAAAAGAAATATTCTAAACATAATGATGTTTATACATAATATTTATAATAATATATATAATAATATTTATAATAATATATATTAGATATTAATAATGGGTGCTTCACAAACTAAGAGTGTTACAGGTGAAGTACATATTAGCGAAGAAAAACTAGATAAAAAATTTAATGTATATGTGAAAGCTGCTGATGAACCATTTCAAAATGAGAAGAATGATACAAATTACTACAATGTACAATGTATTACAAATATCATAATTATATTTTTTTTAATATTGTTTATTATTTTATCTTTTTATTTAATGTGTTTCAAAATTATATATAAGTAATATTTATTATAGATAATATAATTAACATGAATAATGATGATAAAATATTAATTACTATTGACGCGAGAGAAAACAATCTCTATAATGACATAATTAATAGAGATCTAGATAATTACAAAGATAAGATTGATATAATATCTGAAAATTTAATTCTAGGAGATATTCATATAACCTATAAGAATCTGACACATATTTTTGAAAGAAAAACTTTACAAGATTTACAAGCATCTATACAAGATGGTAGATATAAAGAGCAAAAAGCAAGATTATTATCCAATGTTTCGCAAAAATATATTACTTATATTATTGAAGGAGATAATATATTATCATCTAACACATATGAGAGGAATAAATCTATGATACAAAGTGCATATCTACATACTTTGTTTAGGGATAATATCCGTATATTATATACTAAAAATATAGTAGAGACTACAACATTAATATTGCTAATATCTACAAAAATAATAGATAAGCCTGAAAAGTTTTTATATGAAGAATATACATCCGATAAATGCTATACAGATTTTATAAAGCTTAAAAAGAAGAAGATAGATAATATAGATACTAAAACATGTTTTATCATGCAATTATCACAGATACCAATGGTATCTAATATTATTGCTAAAAATATTTATTCTAAATATATATGTATGGCTAACCTTATAAAAATGATTGCGGATATTGAAACAAATGAACAACAAATAAAAGAACTATGTAAAATTGATGGTATTGGCAAGGAAAAAGCATCTTCAATTATTAAGTTTCTTTTTACTGATTTGCAAAATTAAATGTCAATATTATTAAATTTTTTGATATGTAAGACTTCTATTGTCAATTATATGATATATATTAGATATAAGCTTGCACTTCCCAATTATTATTAAAAATAATTAACTTGTTTTTACAAAATGTTGAATAATAACTAATATAAAAGAAAGAATAATTATTATTAAACAATGAGTATTATAAATAAAAAAGAATTACTTAGAATAACAGAAGATTTTGCTAAGGACTATATGAAAAACTATGATGATTCACATAGTTTCGAGCATGTTATAAGGGTTAAAAATATGGCAACTAAAATCGCAATATCAGAGAATTTAAGTGAAGAACAAATACTTATAATTCAATTAGCAGCATTAACACATGATATTAATGATAGTAAATACAGATATGTAGATGAAACACAAGAAAATATTCTTAGAAAATTCTTTAATAATTTAATTAAAGATAAGGATATATTAGAAACTATTATAAATATTTCATGTAATGTAAGTTTATCAGTCGAGTTATTTAATAATGATAATTGTGATAACTATAATGTTTGTAATAACTGTATTGAATTAGATTGTGTTAGAGATGCTGATCGTATTGATTCATTAGGTTCAATAGGAATATCAAGATATTTTACTTATGGTATTATTAAAAAAAAGAGTAATATTAATGATATAATAGATAACATCGAAAAACGCACAAATAAAATAATGAATAGCATAAAAACTAATATGGGAAAAAATATTAGTTTTGATAAATATAAAATTATCAAAATGTTTATTGATGACTATTATAACAGTATGTAAATATGAGAGTAATCAAACTTAATATATTTTTTTCATCTTAATATAATTGCGTAATAATAGTAAAAACAAAATATTACAAAGATATACTAACCCATCTTCAATTATATAATGAAAATTAATTTTCTTTTTTTTATATATAAGATTAAAAAATAAATATTATTAAAAATAAATGAAAAATGAATGTATTGACAACCCAAGCCTAGAAGATATTATTATAAAATATATTAATGAGAAAGATAAATATGATGATGAACCATTCTATATAGTTGATTTAGAAAAAGTAGAAGAGCAGTATGTTAAATGGATTAATTATTTGCCAGATATACAACCTTATTTTGCTGTTAAGTCTAATCCAGACAATAAAATAATAAATTTATTAGCAAAGTTAGGATGTAATTTTGATTGTGCGTCTAAAAATGAATTAATCAATGCGTTAAGTATTGTAATTAACCCTGATAGAATAATATTTGCGAATCCTTGTAAAATATCATCTCATTTAATATATGCCCATGAAAATAACATAAGTAAAATGACATTTGATTGTATAGAAGAATTAGAAAAAATACACAATTTATATCCTAATGCTCGATTAATACTTAGAATATGTGTTGATGATACTAATAGTAAATGTAAGTTTAATTCTAAGTTCGGATGTCCCTTGTATAATATTCCAAATATATTTGACAGAATAAAAAGTTTGCAAATGAATTTATTTGGTTTTAGTTTTCATGTGGGAAGTGGTTGTAGTGATGCTAAAAGTTTTTATAATGCTATTAAAGATTGCTATGATGCTTATAATATTGCTCAAAAATACAATTTCAACATAAGTATAATAGATATTGGAGGTGGGTTTCCTGGTGTTGATAAAAATATAATATTTGCTGATATTTGCTATAATATTAATAAAGCGATTGATGATTTCTTCTCATATGAGAAGAAAAATAATATTATCAAATTTATTGCGGAACCAGGAAGATATTTTACAGAGTCAACGCATACACTAGTTATTAATGTAATTGCTAAGAAAAAAGAGGCAAATGTTATTAAATATTATTTAAATGATGGTATATATGGGTCATTTAATTGTATTAATTATGACCATCAAACACCTGAATTAATCCCATTATTATCTCGTGATGATAATGATATAAAATATAATACAACATTTTTTGGTCCTACTTGTGATAGCTTGGATTGTATATATAAAGATATTCAGTATCAAGAACTTAATATAGGTGATTGGTTATATGTAAAAAATTTTGGGTCATATACTGTATCCCCAAGTTCAACATTTAATGGTTTTTCAGTTAATAATAAAAAATATATACCCTAAACTAATAATCTAATATTTATACAATAGTGTGAATACTATAATATTTTAGTAATATCTTCAATTAAATCATCTAATTGAGGTTTTACCAATTCACTATAATTTATTTTTAGTTTACTATCTCCATAATTTTGAGGTTGTTGTCCATTAACTTTTACAGGATATGCCCAATGCGAAGTTGTTCTTTTATCTGTAAAATATTTCTGTCTTTTTTCAAGCATTTTCTTTGATAAATTAATACGAGGTAAATAACTTACATATTGCACAATTCTTTCTTCATTACTACTTTTATTTCCATATTGATTTTGATGAAATGTTCTAGAATCCCATAATACTAAGGATCCCGCTTTAATACTTAGAACCTTTTTACTATCACTAATTTTATCTAAAAATTTTTGCTCTATTAGCAACCAATCTTTTGTAGATGTTAAATTATATTCTTTCGCATATTCTTCATGTAATTTATGACTTCCTTCATATACTATAAGTGTTCGCTCGGTATTATCTGTTAATGCTACAAATCCTTGAATACATTTTAAACCTTTTTTTGTCGGTGCTTGATCTGTATGCGTCCATGTACTATCTTTCTTTTTACATTCAGCTGGTATATAACAACAACCATCAAAACTAACAACCAGTTCATCAGTTTGCCAAATATTTTTAAAAACGTTTTGAACATTATCTCGTGTTCTAATATACCAAGCATGTTTTTGATGTCCTACTTCGTGATATTTAATAATTCCATGTGGACTTATTTTACTATGTAATTCTTCAATTTGTGGATGCGATAAAAACCATTCCCTAAAATATCCAATTGATGTTGCTACTTCTTCATCCGTCAAAATATTTTCTATTACACAATAACCTTTTTCAGCGAGTTCGGCAATTTCTTCTTTGTAAGAAGACATTATGATTATAATGTTAAAAATTAAATGAACTCTATAATATCAATTTTTATATGATTTAAATATATTTCATGACATATTTGAGGAACTTCATATATTATATAATAATAAAATATATAAATAATAATAAATATATCTAATTAATTATATTATGGATGTATCATCTCATATAACACCAGTAATAGCAATTACTTGCTATTTAGCATATCCTAAGCATCTTCGCATAAATCCAGCATTATTATATAGGGTATCTGTTATTCATAATGGGTTATTAGTGGTATTTAGCGCTTGGACGTTTGCTATACTTACAAATATATTATATAATGATGGTATAGTATTTACATCTAACTATTATTTTCAAAATTCACAATTTGATACTGTTATTTATTGGTTTTATATGTCAAAATATTACGAGTTCTTTGATACATTCTTATTGTATCTTAATGGCAAAACTCCCATATTTCTCCAAAAATATCATCATATAGGAGCGGTGATAAGCTGGCATCTAATGTATCAATATAAGGTTGATATGATATGGATGGCGACTCTGTTAAATAGCGGTGTCCATACCATAATGTATTCGTATTATTTGGGGTGTTTATTAAAATTAAATCATGTAAGGCTCATTAAAAAATATATAACTTCTATTCAATTATGCCAATTTTTTATTTTGTATGTGAATTTATATTTTTACTACCCACCTATTGAATCTTGGTTTAATTATTATATTATAATATTCTTCGCATCTTATGGCATTGGTATTATTGGTCTTTTTGGTAAATTCTATTATGATAGTTATATTATTAAGGAAAAAATGGCAAAAATACAGCAATTTAAATGTATATAAATTAAAATTTATTAAGTATTATAACAAAATTGTAATAGAATGCGTGTTTATGATGGGTGTAAATATTTATTTTTATTTTATTTATTTACTATTTATATAAAAAGTATATAAGGTACAAAAAATATTAAATATAGATATGAATAAAATTAAAACTACATTATTAACAAACGTTTTTAATGAAGAATACTTATTACCTTTATGGTTAAATCATCATAAAAAAATGTTTGATGAAATAATAGTTATTGATTATAATAGTACAGATAAATCTATGGAAATATGCAAAAGTATTTGCCCTGATTGTAAAATTTTACAATCAAGAAATAAATCTTTTTCAGCTGAGCAAATTGATGCTGAATTTATGGATATTGAGAATAATATCGAAGGGATAAAAATAGTATTAAATACTACTGAATTTTTATTTTGTGAAAAATCAATAAAAGATTTATTTATTAATGATACACAACCAACTTCATATGCTATTAATGCTGTAAGTCCATATTCAATAAACCCATATATTATAAATAACAATTATGAACTTTTTTCTAAATTATTAAATGATGATGTTTTATATCATAATGATAGAGGAGTTCGGCAATTACATACTTTTGTAAATGGAAAATATTCTTCTGGAAGACATACTACATATAATCCGTCTATTCCAACAAATAAAGCACATATAATTTGGTTTGGTTTCTATCCTTTTAATGATAATTTGTTGAAAAGAAAGTTACAAATACAAGAAAATATACCACAACAAGACAGGGACATGGGAAGGGGATTCCAGCATTTTTATAGTAAAGAGAAGTTGTTAAATATTAATAATGAAAAATCAAATAGTGGTTCGACATTTAAAACTATTAATTTACCATTGTATGATTTATTAAGTATGAAATATAAAAACAAAACATTTATTGTAACTGGTGGATGCGGATTTATAGGTTCTCATATGGTTGATAAATTAATTTTGGAAGGTCATAAAGTAATAGTACTCGATAATTTATTAAGTGGAAATATTGAAAACTTAAATAAAGAAGCAATATTTGAAAACGTTGATATTAATAATTATGACTTACTACAAAATATTATAGATAAATATGATGTTATAGATGGAATTTTTCATTTTGCTGCGATCGCAAGAACGCCATGGTGTATCGAAGACCCTATTTTATGTTATAATACAAATGTTAATGGAACTATAAATATTTTAGAAATATCAAGAAAAAAAAAAATTAAGCGCGTTGTATTATCATCATCAAATGTTGTATACGGATTTTTAACACCATATAGAACATCTAAGGAAGCACTTGAAGGATTAGCATTGTGTTATAATAAAATGTATAATATGTCTGTAATAGCATTAAGATATTCAAATGTATATGGAAAAAGGCAGAGTGAAACTGGGCCATCACCAAATGTATTTGCAGCTTTACGAAAAACTAAGAAAGAATTAGGTAAACTTATAATTACAGGTGATGGAACACAAACAAGAAATTATACTCATGTTAGTGATATTGTAAATGGAAATTTATTAGCTATGTTTGATGATTATTGTGGTATAATTGATTTATGTACTGGTAAAAGTATCTCATTAAACTATGTTACTAAATTTTTTGAATGTCCTGTCGAATATATTGACGAAAGACCTGGTGATATAAAACATATAATACAATCACCAGAAAATGCTTATAATATTTTAGGTTGGAAAGCATTAAAAGAATTAGAAGATGGTATTTGTGATGTTTTATAAATAGTATATATCACATCTTTTTTCTATAACTGTTTAATATAAATATATCTAAACATTTGTATCTATTATTTTATTATCTTTTACTTGGAACAACTATAATAGAATTATAATGCGGTTTAAAAAAGATTATATAATAAACAGTAATTGTATATACTATTAAATAATAACTTAACAATATTTAATAAACTTTATCATACAAACATAAACTTGCTATTAAGCAATATTATATCATAGTATTTATATATGTTGCTTATGTCTTTTAGTTTTCCAGTATCCTGTGTATCCATTATTTTCTTCATTATATTATCAATTGTATCATCAGTATATATTCTCTTATCTTTTACTAATTCATTATATAGATGATGAGCTCTATTATATTCATCTTTGAAGCCTTTATTATTTAATGTTATATAGTATATATTATTGCTATTATAGTTAATAATTTTTTTAATCAAGGCTATTATTTCATAATCTTTATCCTTACAATTCACATTATTATCAACCCATATCTTTTTCTTCTTATCATTTTGAATATACGCTGTTGATTCAATTGTTCCTGTTTTGACTTTTTTAGTAATCTTAATAGTTGCTTCCAAATTCATAATTTGTAATGGAGTATCGCAGATATTACTATTACTATCACTATCTTTGTTATTATCATTAGTATCAACAGTAGCATTAATCACAACAGATGTTGATTTCGCACTATTCTTTACAGATTTACTACTTTTCCTAACCTTAGGAATTTTTGGTTCACATAGTATATTAATAAACCTGTCAAATAACAACTCTTTAACCATCATTAATTTAAGGTTATTAATTCTATTTTTTCTTTTTATCTCATTCTGATACATCGTTTTTTCGGATAATGCTTTATCTACATCATCCCAATATTCATCGCACTTATCATATCCAGGTAGTTTATCTAAACATAAAGCATAAAGTTGCAATATAGGTTTCATAATTTGATTTGTAATATAATGTAAATAATCCGGTATCAAATTATTTTGCTCAATATAATCTGGATTTTCTATTCTATCACCTTGTAATACATTCGCATTACTTCCATTTCCAGCTGTTTTAATATATACAAATGGGATACGCTCATTTACAACTGGTCTATTCCCTGGATCTCTCGCTCCAATTCTATCTGCTAGCACTTTATGAGCAATTTTTGAAGGGTCTTTGTATGCCGACCTTAAACTCTTTGTAATCACAAGTTCTTTTATAGATGTTTTACCTTCAACAAGATTATTCAGTTCTTCTTGTAAAAATACAATTGAACCATCCAAATCTTGTTTTTCTAATATGATATTTATAACTCCTCCATATATTTTCTTAACTATCTGAGCATTATCTCTTCGTTTTAATACAATTCCCATTGACTTCTGCTTATATTTTGTAGTATCTGTTTCATATAAATTACCAACATATCTCTTTTTGCTAAATAGAATAAACGGATATAGACATTTTTCATAATTTAATTTTTGCGGACTAGGCATAATATCAGGGACATTTATATGTTTTTCAACATCCTTCCCAATATCTATCGCAAATTGTAAAGCATCTTTTCCAAATACTGCGTTTCCTTCTTTGTCTGTCAAAGGAAACTTACAAAATATTGAATCGGTATCTCCATATATAACCTCCGCATTATAATTTCTTTCTACATAATCTTTTGCCAACATAATCATATTTCTTCCTGTTGCCGTAGTACATGCGGCAATCTCCTTTAAATATATAGAAGATGTCCTAGCCCCTATTTGCCCATAAAGCGAATTTGCGGTTACTTTGTACGCAACTTGTAGCGCATCCAAAACATCTTGTTCAAATATATTATATGTTTCTTTAACATTCTGTATATTGATTTTTTGAACTAATATTTTGCTATTAGCATCAATATTATATACTTCATAATAATCTCCTTTATCTGAACAAATACCAGCATATGTTTTTCCATCATTCGCAGTAATTGTCTGATATTCAATTTTTTTCCTCGTATTTTTACGCTGTCTTAGCAACATATCTAATACATCCGCAATAATACCTTTTCTTCCATCTTTATATTGGACAAATACGCAATCTTTTTCACCAGTTTTCTTTTTCTTATCTCCAACACCTTCATATAAATCATATGATATTGTTTTGTATTCTATATTAGGGTCTTCAACACGATATTTCTCATCCATCAAGTAGCAATCGTGAGACAAATTACAAGATATCATAGATGATGGATAAAGAGAACCATAATCAAATACTACAATCGGTTCATTTAAATATATTCCTTCTTTTGGCTCTAACACAACAGCGCCTTCATACCCATTATCTAACTCTATTAAATTTTCGCTATATGATTTAATAGTTGGTATTAGATATTCTCTTTCCATACATTCTTTCGCAATTAAAGAGAATATCTTAATTCCTTGACCTCTACGGAATAGAAAATTAAGAGGAACAAGACATACATTCCCCATACCAATATTATTTTCAAGTATTTTTAATTTATGTATTAACCTATTAACAAGACAACAATCTTGAATACAATACATAGCAATTACACATCTATCTTCGCTATTTCCCTTAAACTTGTCAAATATCTCTTGTGGTTTCAAATCATTCTTATTATCACCTAAAAATATTGATGCTACATTATCAAGTTTATAACTATCTAACTTTTGGTCTCTTTGCATAACTTTGAGCAAATCTATTAGGACTGTTCCATCTATGTCAATATATCTTAATATATTATCACCTAGTGCTGATGAAGATAATTTTAATTCTACAAGGGAAGATTTGCGCGTTATTAATCTGCCAAATCCCAATGAAAAATTATCCAGAATATTTAATTCAGTCGCTCTGAGCCATATATATTCCATATCAAACCCAAATATATTATACCCAGTAATAATGTCAGAATTTAAGTTATTCATAAGTTCCTTCCATTTAATAAGAACTTCTTTTTCTGTATCATAATGTTCTACATCGCATCCATCAATCTTATCACAACTGTTTAAAGTTATGATATTTTTATATACTATATTATCGGAACCATATATATGAACAGTAGTTCCTATTTGAATTATTTTATCTCCTTCAAGAGGTACTAATGTATTTGTTAAAATATCTGTTAGTTTTAATTCGTGGACATTCAACTCACGAACTGTCATTTTAGTTCCTTTAATATCATCATCATCGTCATTATCATTATCATTGTAATTATTTTCGTTATCATCTTCATTTTTTCTACCTACTTCATCTGATTTTTTAATAGATGACGCGATAATATTCAATATATCTATTATTTTATTAATATGTGGCTCTATTTTTTGAGATATAGATGAAATATAATTATGTGCTAACTTATTTTTAGCATAAACACGATTAATCTTGATATCTTTTGATACATCAATAATAACATCTTCGTAATATATAGTTTGCAACCATTCAACAATATTTTCCGGCGTATATTTATAACCTAGTTTAGCGACTAGCGCAAGGTCTTGTGCGACTTTGCTGTAATTTTTTTTAGCAACTGGGAAATCACCATGGCTACTGGAACATTCTATATCAAAAGATGTTATTAATAATGGAGCAATTTTATTAACTTGAATTGGCATTATATTTTTATATTCAGTAACAATATTATAATCACACCTACTGATATCTTCGCCTATTTCATAGTTTTCTTTTTCGATTTTTACCCAATCGCATGGTTTTATATTTTGCGTATGAATATATTTCAAAAATGGATCAATATTTGTCTCATACATTTTAAAATCACTTTTTTCAAGACTTTTAAAATAATACTTTAAATTGTTATATAATTTAAGAGATTTTACTGATACTTTTAGAAAGCGAAATATTTTATCATTTGTAAATCCCCAAAAGTCTTTTTTCTTAACTATTTTAATGTTTACAAAATGCGTTTCTAAATAACGAGGAATGATTTTTTTATTATATTCATTCCATACACCATTATTATTAAATCTACTTTTATAAGAACCATTAATTATTGTGTCATTTAATTCATCTAATTTTGCTTTGAAAGCGTTATTATTTAAACTTTCCCAATTTTCTGGTGGTTTAATATAAAAGTATGGAATAAAATTTTTAACATTAACGCAATATGTTGCTCCTACCGCTGATGTTCCATAAATTAGAAGTGAATAGAAATCATTCGCATCTTTTTGAACATTAACCTTGTCAGATTCGGGGTCATATATATCAGTTATTTGAAACACAATATCATTTTCATAATTATTTATTGGTTCATGTAATTTTCTTGGAAATTCCATTATAGTAAATATATGTTTTAAATATTTAAATACAAATCAATTTTTAATTTATTATAATAAAATAAAATAGATTAATATGGATATAGGTTCGGAAGGTTTGATTATATTAATTATTACAATTGTAGGTATATACTATATATATAATTATTATATTAATGAAGGATTAATAAAAGTAAAAAGTAATATAGATAACGAGGAATATACTGTGCAAATCAAGGAGGACGCAAAGGAAGCAGCCGATTTAATAGCAATTATTAAAAGTAAGCTAAATATGTTATTAGAACATTTACAAAAAACATATGGAGATAGTGATAACAGAATAATCATGCTTAATAAAAACTATAGGCCTGATAAACTGAGTGAGGGCGTCGATACACCAGGGTATACAAGTTACTCTATTAATAAAGGGGAACAGATTGTATTATGTCTTAGAAATAAGGATAAATTAATGGATATTAATACTATGATGTTTGTAGTATTACATGAGTTTGCGCACTTAGCAACAGAAAGTATTGGACATACAGAAGAATTTTGGACTAATTTTAAATGGATATTAGAAGAATCTACTAATATTGGTATATATGTCAAGCAAGATTTCAAAAATAAAAATGTTGATTATTGTGGTATTAAAATAACATCTTCGCCATTATAAGACGATATTATATTGAAATATTATATTGAAATATTATATAGTAAATATATATATAAGATATAACTATTATTAAATTAATATAATGTCAAATATAACGTGTAATAATATATCTTATATATCTTACAATAATATTTTATCTAAAATATATCAAATAAATAATGACTATAATCAGTTTGAATTATTCTTAGCAACAATGATTACATTAATGCCTATCAGCAAAAAATATTCTCAATATATTAAAATAGATGTGTTGCGTAGGAAAATAAATCAGTATACACATTGGAATATATTGATGATTATTACAAATAGCATGTTATATAATGTTTTTAATATTGATAATTATTTAATATCTAGATTTATAGCAATTAATTCATTTCAAATTATGTCATTATTTCATTTATATATATTATATGATAGTAATATTTTATTCTATGCGACAACAGATATCAAACCTTTCATTTTAAAATATAATATATTTAATAAAATTTCAGATTTTTATTTAGTTCGCTTTGAATATTTTATTTGTAATATAATAGCTCACATATTACCAGTGTATATATACAAAGACTATTTAACTATAAAAGACAAAGGAAATAATGATATTAATACTATTAATGCGAATGCTATATACGAGTATAACAAAATCAACATGTTTCAATATATAGTAATGTTTAAATTTATGTGGGTTCTAAATATTTTTGGCGATTTCAATATCACAGCAATATATGTTCCTAGTTTTAACTGGTGTAATGTTAAATTAATAAATCTTGTTATTGTGATTGATTTTATTATATATAAATTATTAAATAATTTTTTTATATAAGATTTAATTTATATTTATAAATATATTTAATGATACCTAAAATTATTCATCAAACATGGAAAGATAAAAATCTTCCACCAATTATATATGATTTGGTAAGTGAAAATATTAAAATATTAAAATCTAATGGATATGAGTTGATGTTTTGGACAGATGAAATGATATTAAAATTAATATCTGATGAATATCCCCATTTTTACAATATATATAAATTAGCAAGAACAGGAGTACAAAAAGGTGATATCGCGCGCATTCTTATTATTTATCATTATGGAGGCATATATATAGACTTAGATGTTTTAATTTTAAAAGATTTTGCGGAAATATTAGATATGAATTCTAATAAATTATATATTACTTATGAACCATATGGACAAACTAAGGCACTATATAATGATGATAAATATATATGTAATGCTTTCTTTGCTGCTAATGAAAAAAATAATATGTTGAAAGTAATATTAGATAATATACCTGAATATGTTAGAAATTATACTGAAAATATTTTTCAGAAGTTTGATATATTTGGAGGCGCATATTTTAAAACTATTATAGATCAATATGTTAAAATTGGGTCATTTAAGAATGATGTATATATTATAGATGACCGAGAACTTTTTTATCCAATAAATGATCTAAAATTTGACAATATGCCATTCACCGTAGAGGATTGGATGAAAGTAAAAAAAGGAGATTATGGGAAAGAACCAATAATGGTCCACTATTGGATACACGGTGATTTTGAATCAAAAACACTACTGACTACTTTTAAACCTGATAATAATAAGACAATACACGAAAATATATATGATTTTTTTTCTAAATTATATCCTAATATTGCGAAAAAAATTGATAATGTTATTATAGAGAAGAATATAACTTAAATGCTAAAATATTTATTATTAATTTTAATAAATATGGTAAATATCAAAGGTTTTCCTTATCATAATATAATTAAACAAACAATACTCCATGATAATAAAATGCCATCCATATATTTGGAAAAAGACTTTTGTAGCGATAATAACGCAAAGATTAAGAATAAGTTTCTTTCCGCTGAGCATATTTATCCGCAATGTATGTTAATGAATAAACATTCTAATGACATGCATAATATTATTAAGACAATTAATACGTTGAATGTAAATAGGTCAAATTATATGTTTGTGGAAGATGTTAATATAAAAGATAAAAATTGGGTAGAATTAGACTTTGGAAACTATGTTAATCACAAATGTAAAATGTTTGCACCTAATAATTATTCGCGAGGATTTATATCTAGAGCAATTTTACATATGTGTCGCGAATATGATTATAACCACAAAAAAGTAATAGATAAAGATTTATTAATTAAATGGTTCTTTAATAATCCTCCATTAAAAGATGAAAGATATCATAATGAAGTTATACATAAAATACAAAGAAACCATAATATTTTCATAACAAATTATTTTAAAAAAAATAATGTAGTTATAAAGTTTATTAATAAGTTATAAAGTTTATTAATAAGTTATAAAGTTCATTAATAAGTTATAAAGTTCATTAATAAGTTATAAGGTTTATTAATAAGTAAATAAAAAATGATAATCATGCGATATTATATTTGATCAAGTAATATATAAAGCAATATAATATGGAATTGCTGAACATTAAACAGCGAATAGCAGTTGACCAAACAATAAATGGAGAAAACATATTAATTACTGGACCTGCCGGAACTGGCAAATCATATACAATAAAATTTATTATAGAATTATTAAACAATAACAAAAAGAATGTTGGGTTAACAGCAACAACAGGAACTGCTGCTTTTATTATTGGTGGTCAAACAATACATTCATTCATGGGATTAGGAATAAGCGATAGCTCACTAGCAGATATTTTTATTAATATTAAAAAGAACTCTAATATATACAAAAGACTTGTTGAATTAGATGTATTAATTATTGATGAAGTATCTATGCTTGATACTATATTATTTGAAAAAATATCAGACATACTTTGTTATATTAAATCACATAGTTTAAAAGATATAGAATTGCTTAAGAAACCATTTGGTGGAATACAAATTATATTAATTGGAGATTTTTGCCAATTAGCTCCTGTAAATGGTATATATTGCTTCTTGTCTAAATTATGGGAAACTGCGAATATAAAAGTTATTTTACTTGATGAACTGGTGAGACAGAATGATGATATATTATTTCAAAAAATATTACAAATAATTAGGAAGGGCAAATGTACAGACAACATTTTAAAAGTATTAAATTTATTGAAAGATACACAATTTGAAGATGATATAATACCTACTAAGTTATATCCAAAAAATGTAAATGTAGATAAAATAAATGAGATTGAGATTAATAAATTAAAAGATGCAGGTAATAAAACGTTAATTTATAAAGCGGAGGCATCTAAACCTAATGTTAAAAATATCAGTAAATATGATGTTGAACTAGTTGAAAACTCGCAAATAATTGTAACGCGAAATATTGATATATACACAGGTATAGTAAATGGTATGCGCGGTGTTATTAAACATTTACATCACAATTCTGTTATAATTAAAGATAGTGAAGGAGAACTACATAATATATCATATTACAAAGATGTTATTGATAAAAATGATAAAACTTATATTTCTCATATGCCATTGAAAGTGTCGTATGCGTTATCTATACATAAATCACAAGGTATGACAATTGATGCCTTAGAAATTGATTTAGGTGAAAATATTTTTACTTGTGGACAAGCATATACTGCTTTATCTCGCGCAAAAAGTTTAAAAAGCATTAAAATTATTGATGTCTCAAAAGATTCTTTTAAAATCAATCCATATGTTAAAAAGTTTTACTATAATATACGTCTATAATTATATATAGATTATATATATATTATATATAGATTATATATAGATTATATATTATATATAATGGGAATATATAAATATACAAAAACATGGTTTTTACATTGTGAATTAATGTGTAATTTAATAAATATTTTAGATAAATCAAAAGAAAATAGAATATTAGAAATTGGTTGCTATGAAGGATTATCTAGTGTATTTTTTGCTGATAATTTTATTGACAATCCACATTCAAGTTTAACATGCGTTGATCCTTTTTTAACAATTGATAATAATGATCATGGCTTACTTTTACAGAATGGAGAAGAATTAAATTTTGATTATAATATTTCTAATTGTAAAAATACAGATAAAATAACAATACATAAAATTACCTCTGACAATTTTTTTGAAAATAATAATAAAACATATAATTTTATATATATTGATGGTTGTCATGAAATAGAATTTATAAAAAGGGATATGGAGAATTCTTTCAATATTTTAGAGAAGGATGGTATAATGTGGATGGATGATTATGGTGGAGGCGATGGTATAATTATTAAAAATACAATGGATTACTTTCTAGAAAAATACAATGGACAATATGAATTAATTAACAAAGGATATCAACTTGCTATAAGAAAACTTTAATAATATTAATAATATTATAAAATAATTAGATGTATGAATGAAAATAATTAGAGTAGGAAACTACACAACTGGTTTTAAATATTATAAAAATAAGGTTGAAATAACTAATAGCGATGAAATAGATAAAATTAAATTATTAAAAATACCACCAGCATATGATAATGTTACAATTGTCAATAATAAGAAAATAATTGCGTATGGATATGACTCAAAAAATAGGAAACAAGTTATATATAATCCAAAATATATAGCTAAGCAAAATATAATAAAATATAAAAAAATATCAGGATCTATTAATTTTTTTTCTAAATTAAAAAAAAAAATAGCAAATGATTTAAATAGCAATGATGAAAAAATCAAGGCTATTGCTGTAATAATTACTCTAATATTTACTTGTGGTTTTAGAATTGGTAATAAAAAATATGAAAAAGAAAATAATTCTTTTGGGCTTACTACTTTAAAATACAAGCATTTGAAATTTGAAAACAATAAAATCTTAATAGATTTTATAGGTAAAAAAGGAGTTCGCAATGTAGCCTATTGTAGTCACAATAAAATATATGAATATCTCAATAATAAATATAAAATATATACCACAGATGACTATATATTTAGCTATGGGACTAATAAAATAATAACGTCTAATGATGTTAATGAATATTTAAAAACAATAAGTAATTACTATTCAAAATTTAATAATATAATTATTACAACAAAAGATTTGCGCACATGGAACGCTAATACGCTTTTTCTTGAATATTTAAAAAAAATAAGAAAAAACAATGAAGGAAAAGAAAATAGTAATAGTAAAAAAGATATTAAAAAAGCTATTGAGATGGTTGCTGAAAAATTACATAATACATATAGTATATGTAAAAAAAGTTATATAGACCCTGAAATAATTTCTAATGCTGAAAAGCAAATAAATAAAAATTGATTTATAAATATTAATATAAGATTTATATAATATAGAATATAAGATAAAAAAATGGATATCAATATTGTTATTGCCAATATAAAAAATATGCTCAAAAGTCGCGGAGATGATATTACTTTATTTGAAGAACACGAAGCATCAATAGAGAAGGAAAAATATGACAGTGATGCTTGTTGTATTGAGTTTGAAACATCTAACACTACTCTTATTTTTGCTTTGACAAAAAAAACACGAAAAAATATTATTGATGAATTAAAAGACGATGATACAAATATTACAGCATTTGCGAAAAAACATAAAGGAAAGCAAAATATTATATTAATATTTAATAATGATTCTATTTCACTACCTCTTGTATCGCAATTAAATAAATATGATAAATTATTTCAAAAAAATGGTGGAATGCTTCAATATTTTCAAACAAAACAACTTATGTTTAACCCTACAAAACACGAATATGTTCCAGAGCATATTAAATTAAAAGAAGATGAAATTGTCGAACTTATGAAAAAATATATGATACGTAGTAAATTAGATATGTCTAGAATATACCCAAGTGACCCGATTGCTAAATGGTTAGGTTTAAAACACGGAGATATTGTTAAAATTATTCGCTATAATGAAAATAGCGGCGAATCGTTTTACTATAGATCTTGTTTCTAAAATAAAATATATATAGTAATAGAGGATATAATTAAATGAGTACTACACTTAGAAATGAAAATTTAAACAAGTTTGATGATTTATTAAAGGCATATAATAGTATTTTTTTTAAAACAATAATTACAAAAGATACTTTACTTCAAGAGGTAGACAATATAACTAATACAGACAATGCTCTAAATATACCAATTGGTTCTGACACCAATACCTATAATATAGCTCAATTTAATAATTTTATAAGAAATATAATTAATTTTAAAATTAAGAATGGTGATGATTTAAAAAGTTCTGACTCTAATATGGACTTTCTAAATAAGACTGTAAATGCTAATGGAGTTAGTTTTGCTTTTAATGAGAATATTAAAAATAATATAATTGAAACATTAAAAGTAATAAATGTTTTCGTGGATATATTAGAAGCATATACATATTGTATTGAAAATGAAGGCAATCCTTCTTTTGAGTCTGGGTATACAAAAGAAATAACAATAGATAAAATTGAATTAGTATCAAATACTATAAGAATATATGATTCTAGTGTTATGTATCCTCCTAGCACTGCCGAAAATGCTGGCTATATAAGAAGTGTAACTCACAGTTCTACAACTACAAAAATATTATATTTATCTATACGAAGTTTTAATATGGATGCGTATAATGATGTATTTGTTAGGTCAGCCAATTATTCTAATCAAAGTGAAAGAGAGCTCCAAGAAAACATTCTTGACATAAATGGTGGTACTGTAACTAAAAATATTGTGGATGGCTTTTTATTTAAAACTGGTAAACCCTACGTAAAACAAATATATGAATCTGGAACAGCAGAAATGCCTCTAACTGGAATTTCATTAGCAAATAGAAATAAAGCTCTTGTTCAATTATTATTAAAAACATTATATAAGCTTGATCCAGCTTTTCGCAAACAAAGTGTATATGCTCTATATTTTTATTATAAGTTTGTACAATTATATTCGTGTCTTATTATTAATGTTTCAAATGTAATGTATGCGGATGTTAATAATGATTCAATTAATTGTATAAATATATATAATACAACAAAGAAAGAATATGTATCTGAAATAAAGGTAAAAACAGAAGGAACGGGTTATATAGCAACTGCCACCACAACTGTAATGGATTTCATTGGTGGAACAGCAAGTTTTATAACAACAAGTGGAGCAACAGCCAATACAGGTACTATACCTACAACTACATCAATTGATATTGTTAATCGGGTCAAGGTGACCACTCTACCAACATTTGATTTAGGGTCATTTGCTACTCTTTCAATTACTAGCTATAAGCCTTCAATTGGTAACGGTAATAACCTCGCATTTAAAGCAAATTATAATCCGATAATAATACATAATACGGGTGTAACTAATAATAATAATATTGATAGATTATCAGACGTTATTGATAATATTGGTAAAGAACTTACAACAATCATTGAAAAAATGTCTAAGTATTCTCTAAATAATGATGATAATTCATTTGAATTTACATCTGGTACCGCAGCTACTGTTTCTCTATCAGAACCTGTAATAAATGGCGGGAGGGTTTCAATTAGTATTACAGATACAAATAAAGTTAAAACACTAAGCCTATATGACGATAATTATGATTTAATCAATAATTATTGTGTTTATGATAATAAAAATAAATTATATTACAATATATTGGAGATTAACAATTTATCTCTTGCCGCGTCTCCTTCATTTGTGATTAAAATTGATGCGGTATTACTTGAAGGTGACCTTAAAAATGCGGAAGCAAGTACAGTATTATTTAAAAATAATAATGAGGCTCTTGTGACAACTGGTGATACTATTACTAATACCGCAGGGAACGTAGGGAAATTCCTTGATATTAGGAAAAAAGATATTAATGCTTATAAGGGTGAATATACTGATAATAAAAATAAAATTAATAATTTAAATTCAGAAATTAGTTTAAATACTAATAAAGTGGAACGTCAAAAAAATCTATATCATAGTCAGTATAATAAAAATACATTTCTGACACGTCAAATATTAATATATAATATCATCATTTCAATTATAGTATTAATATTGATATTTATTAATTTGATGAAGCTAGATAAGCAACTTGTAAAAACAATTTCACTTGGTTGCTTTGGTGCTATAATATTATTATTTGTTATATATATAACATCAAATATAACATATATAGAAACATTTAGTTCTGAAACAGATTCCAATTCAAAGTTACATAGTTTAACTAGAATTTTTTATCAAAATAATAATTACGATATTAATAGATATAATAATAATAAAAAAGATAAATTAAATTATCATATTAATGAATTGAATAAAAAATTTATAAGTTATTTTGAAAAAATAATCCTAACTATTCCATCAGCAGATAGCGTTGATTTTTATAGGGAAATTAGAGATAAGACAAATTCAGAAATAGATAACAAAAACTATATTTATAATTTATTAAATTTTAATAAATCACAAGGTAATAATGATATGGATGCAATAAAATATGAGATAGAAAATAATAAATTATATATTATAACTTTGCTAATATCTTCAATTATATTCATAGGATTTTATAATATGTATGTAAACTATAATATTAATGAGAAATATATATCATTAATTGTATTTATATGTATAATAATATTTATTATAATTAGCGCTTATTATATAATAAATTCTAATAAAAGAGTTAGAACTGTATATAAGCACAAATATTGGGGCCCTGAAACTTCAAAAAACTTCTAAATTTATTACTTTATTTATTTTTTCATAAATTATATAAAAAAGTATAACTTATATATCTTTAATGACTAATAAAAAAAATAAAGACAATAAAGACAATAAAGACAATAAAGACAATAAAGACAATAAAGACAATAAAGACAATAAAGACAATAAAGACAATAAAGACAATAAAGACAATAAAGACAATAAAGAATACGATGAAGATGAATACAATGATGAAGACGAAGATGAATACATCGATGAAGACGATGAAGAAGACGATGACGAAGATGACGAAGATGACGAAGATGACGAAGATGAAGATGAAGAAGATGACGACGAAGATGATGAAAATGATGAAAAACAAAATAAAAAAGTCCCTTCAGGAGGTTTCTTTAATAAATATGATGAAGAAAATAAAAAACAGAAAATATTTTTAATATTAAAAAAGCTACCAAAAAAAAATAAACTTATAAAAAAAATAAAATATAAATTTTACAAAAAATATAACAGTAATGAAAAGAAGTATTTTGATTCATTATCAAATAAAGAAAAAAACAATGTACTAATGTTAGAAGAAAAACTATCATCAAATAAAAATATTATTACTATTCCTATGCGTTTTAAGATTTTAGAATTAGATATTAATGAAAGAACAAAGAAAAGCATAATATTTAAACTGGAATGTATAAATCGTATGTCAACTGCGTCTGGTGAATATCACAAAATAAATAATTGGTTAAATATATTAAATGAACTACCGTTTAATAAATATTATAATATACCAATAAAAAATACTGATGGAAATGATAAAATATGCTCATTTCTAATGAGCATCCGCGAAAGAATGAATAGCCAAATATATGGACACAAGGATGCGAAGGAACAGATTATACGCGTATTAGCACAATTAATATCATTTCCTAAGGCATATGGATATATAATTGGGATACAAGGTTCTGCCGGAATTGGAAAAACAAAATTAATTAAGGAAGGAATTTGTAATGCGCTTAATTATCCAAACGCATTTATATCATTAAGCGGAACTGATGATTCATCATTCTTAAAAGGTCATTCATACACTTATGAAGGGGCAACATATGGGAAAATATGTGAATCTCTTATAAAAACAGGGATTATGAATCCTCTTTTATTATTTGATGAATTAGATAAGGTATCAGATACATACAAAGGGCAAGAAATTATAAATACGCTAATTCATATTACAGACCCTGTTCAAAATGATAAATTTAATGATAGATATTTTGAAGAAATAGATTTAGATATATCGCGTTCAATGATAGTATTTACTTTTAATGACGAGAAACTAATTAATCCAATTTTAAGAGATAGAATGATAGTAATAAATGTGAAAGGATATAATAATTCAGAAAAAATAGTATTAGCAAGAGATTATCTAATTCCAGAGATATTAAAACAATACAATATGAAAAAGGGAGATATAATATTCAGCGACGATGTACTAACTCATATAATAAATAATATTGAACGTGAGGAAGGTGTACGAAATTTAAAGCGAGCAATTAATAATATAATATCTTGGATTAATATGATGATATATGTATCTATTGATAATGTATCAATAGATATACCATACAAAATAAATACAAAGTTTTATGATAAATACGGTGGTAATAATAATCTTATTAGAAAAGATATATTACATTCCATATATATGTAAATAATTTATCTATTATATTTATAAGCAGACGTGCGTTTATTTTATAAATGAGTATAAAATGTAATAATACTATTGATAATTCTACAGATTGTACTAAGTTTATATTTTTTGGTTGCTGGAATAATATAAACTGCAAAAGCGAATATATATATCGTAATATAGTTTTAGATTATATTAGTAAAAATGAGAAAGATATAAAACAATTATATATAGCTGGTGATAATTGGTATACTAATAAAAAGAAAATTAATGAAAAAGAATTTAAATTATATTTTACAGAAGTATTGCGCACAGGATATGATAAATTATATAGAATGAACAAGGATATATATATAGCAGTAGGGAATCATGATGTAGATACTGATATAAAAGATAAAACTAGTTTTGCTAGTAAAACTAGTGAAGCTAAAAGCACTAGCCCTGTTATATCATTACTTGAAGACAATTTAAAGAAGGATTGCAATATTAATACGCAAAAATATTATTTACAAAAAATTAAAAATGCGATTAATACAAATAACTATGATGAAATTAGTTTACCTACCCTTGAGCAATTGCGTGATATGAATGATGAATTAACAGAAGCAAAACTATGTGAAAATGGAATATATATATATATAGATAATATTGGCGTGCGATATAATAAAAATAACATAATTATAATAATAAATACAAATTTATTTGAAGATTATAACATTGGAATAGCATATTTAGAAGATATTAAGAGAATAATTAAGGAAGTAGAGGGAACTATGGGAAGAAAAAGTAGTAAAGAGCAAATTTTTGTAATGGGTCATATACCTTTATTTACTTATAAAAAAGATGTCATCGCAATACATGAAATTAATAAAAAGAAGAAAGTGTATAGAAAACTAATTATTGAATTATACAATATATTAGTTAATTCTAATATTATATATTTATGCGCTGATACTCATAACTTTAGCATAATGAAAATAAAGCAAAATGGCAAAGTATTAATACAAATAACTGCTGGAACAGGAGGGGCTGATCCTGATTTAATTAAGGGTAATTATGCTATAACGCCAATTAAATCTGCTGTGCCAATTATTATAGATAGAGAAGAAGAGCAAATATTTGAAATTACAGCATATGCTTTAAATTCATATGGGTATGTTAGCATAGATATATACAAGACATATATAGATGTATTATATAAACAAATTATAACAGATAAAAAAGAATTAGATCCTTCTACATATGTAATGAAGATGCGCTCTTTATCAGCTCCAAATAATAATATAAATAATGGAATATCAGATAAAGCAAATATCCCTCGTAAAGGCTCTTTATCTACATCAAGAGCATCTACGCAAATTAATAAAAAACAAAGTAAAATTAATAAAATAAATTATAAAATAATAAGAGATGGGGTTGATGGAATGGATGTAAAGTATATAAATAAAATTATTGAAAAAAGTAATTTTGTAAATAATCCTATATACAAAAACAAAATTATATGTAAAAATATTAAAACAAATCCCAACGGTTATATTACAGACTTTGCGAATGAATTATTTTGCTTTAAGAAAGATATTAATAAAGAAAAGGCATAGGAAAGATATATATCATTTACTATAAAAAAATAAAACTATAATAATAAAGAGAGTGTATTATATACATAAATGATTTACATATTATCATTATTATTTATAATTATAACATATGGGTTATATCTAGCATATTTATTTTATAATAATTTTGGTAAAGATGAAAACTCATATTTTATAAATATATCTGGGAAAGATGATAAAGGTCACATATATTTTATGACATATAAAGAGACTTCTACATTTTTAACAAATGACAATGATAGATATGTTCGCAATATGACAGAATTAGATTTACACGCAAGAAATGTAAAAACACATATAGAATATATCAATAATATTGAAGATACCGCAATTTCTTTTACGGATGAAGAAAAAGAATTATTGATAACTTGTGCAAATAATGCTGATAAATATTTAAAAACGGAAGAATTTAAAGAATTAAAATATGGTAAATATATAAATGGTTCTGATTTGGCAAATATTAAATGGATATTTGCGAACACATATGCTAACCGTTTTAATAATATAATAAAAGAGTACGAGGAAGGACTTCCGCATACACGAGAAAATATAATATTTGTATCTAAAAATGTTTTAAAATACGATGAGTTAAATTTAACAAATACTTTAATACATGAAAAAATTCACATATATCAACGATATAATTCAAAATTATTTGATAAAATAATTGGAGAAATGGGTTTATTAGAATTAGATAGAAAATCATTTAAATATGCTAAATATATCCGTTCAAATCCTGATACAAATAATAAGATTTATTATGATAATGTTGATAATAATATTGATAATAATAATATAATGGTGTATATGTATAGAAATGATACTCCAATCGGTATTAATGATGTCATACATAATAATTATTCAAGAGAACACCCTTATGAAAAGATAGCATATGAAATAGCCGAAAATTTTTATAAGAATAATAAAAATAAATATATAAATATATAAATATCTATTAGATTTAGAAGAATGGAAGAAGTTATTAAGCAAGCACCTAATAATATGTTGTTAGAAGACATTGAAATAATATTTAAGAAGAACAATGAAAATGTTCTAGATACATTATTTGATTTATGGAATATTGATGTAAAAAAAACTTCTGATATTGTAACAGAAGAAGGGACCAAAGCAGATAACAATGATATTGATCTTGATTTAATAGACCCAGAAAATAAATGGGCAAATATAAGGAGCATATGTGATGCTCATGACACAGAAATGCAATCGCTATTAAAAGGATTAAGGAAACAATAATTATAACTAATTTTTTAATATATATATATTATAATATATATAATGGCTATTATTAAAACATATGAACTTTCAGAATTAACAGTTATAGTTGCTGGTGTATTTCCACCAATACAATGTGAGGGATGGTATTGTAAATATGGTGTTTCATCATTGAGTGAATTTTATAGATTGTCAAATGGTGCTATGTCAGGAAATAATTATGCTTTTAAAAAATTAAAAAATATTGGAAAAGGAAATAAATATGGAGAAGAAGATGGCAATTTTGATTCTCTATCTCCTTCCCAATATTTATATTATAACAATAATAAGAAAGAATATTAATTAATATCCTTTATATAATTAGATTTAATAATATTATAAATGTTTCAAAATTTTGAATTAGAAATATTTATAATGATATTATTATTATTAATAATAATATCTATGATACCATTAATAGAATTGAAATATCAAAGTGATATATATGAAAATATAGAGACATTTAATAAATATTGTTTAAATAATGATATTAATTTAATAAATGAGTTGGATGTAAAAAATTCATATATGTGGAATATATCATCATATATATACGATATTAAAAATTTATCAAATTTTTTCTACAAAATAAATAGCAGTAATATTAATGATTATATGAGTTTAAATCGTAATAAAAGTATTATTACGGTTGATAATGAATTATTAAATAATATTATGAAGATATATAATTATTATTTATATATGTCATTAGGACTTTTTCTATTTCTAATTATATTTGCGTTTAGTCAAATATATATATATCTAAATATTTCTAAATATGATTATTTAGAAATATGCTTGAATGGCGATAATACTATTGAAAATGGTTTCAGAAATTACTTATATAATTTATCAATATATATATTGATATTTATAATATTTTTCTCTGTAATTTTAAAGAAATTAACTGAGTTATATGCTGATACAGATACATATGAATATATAATGTTAATGAAAGAGCTAGATATTCTTTTAAAAGAAAATAATTCAAAAAATTCTGCTATAACAGATATACTCAAAAAATACTCTAAATATAAAATAAATGAGATATCATATGCTACATTAAATAATAGTACAGCTATAAATGAGATTCAAAAAATTTATAATAATAATAAATATAAACGGTATGTAAATAATAACAATTATAAGATAACATTAAAAAATATAGACAAAATTGAATATTATAATAGCGAGGAAGCAAAAAATAAAGTAAAAAATAAAATAGATGACATTTTTAGATTTATTTATGTTTATATTTTATTATTGATAGTTCCATTATATATACTTTCAATTTCACTTCAAGGGAACTATATATATTTACTAATGTTAATTATAACGCTGTTATTAATAAGCATATCATTTTACAATACTTACAATACATTACATAACTAAATATATAATTATGTTAATATTTTAATATTTTAATATTTTACAATATCTTACAATATCTTTTTTTCTTTATAAGGTTTAAAGTAAAAATTATAAATTATGATTACTTCTACTATAAATCTTACAATATTTATAATTATGATTATAATATATTTAAATGAGATGAGAAATATATCTATGTTTATCTTTAATTTTAATTATATTAAGGATTTTTCAAAAATAATAATGGAGCAAAAATGTAATAATATCTATTGCGAGGCAGAAACGGATAGATATAATATAGCAAAAAATAGTTATAATTTATTGCTTCCTAATGATATTTTCAATTCAAAAACTTACATCATATTTGTATTTATATTATCAATATTAATATATATATATTATTACTATATATTAATTAGTGATATATTAGATTCACAAAAAATATATAAAAATTTTCTACATATTTTATTATTTGCTATTATACTTGGGATAATAATTATCAGATATGTTCCAAATGAAGAAACAGGTTACTTAAACTATTTTCAGAATACAAGTCCTGGATTATTTATTGGTATTGGATTTGTAATTGGAATAATTATACTTGGGTTATTATTATTATCAAGTAAATCAAAAAAAGATAGACATTATACAACTAATATTATAATTCCATGTTTTATGTTATCATTTATATTACTATTAAATTTACTTAATATAGTATTAACATTTCGGAATAATACTAAACCAATATTAAAAACAAAGGAATTATTATGGTCTCTTAATAAATCCGTTAAATATGAAAATAAAAAAAATAAAGAGGAAAATAGTAAAAATAAGGAACCATCAGAATACAAAAAAACATCAACACCTCCTGCTATATCTACTACATCTATACTTACAGAATCTAAATTATTAGATTTAGATGAAGAAAATGTCATTATTACTTTATTATTAGGTAATCTAGATAAAGGCAAAATAAAAACCAAAGAAAATATACAATATGTGCTAAATATTTTAAATGCGTATAGTGAATTATCAAAAATTAAATCAAAAAATCTACTTTTAAATGATACAAATAAAGTTTATATAAATACATTAAAAGAAGCAATTCGTACAAATAATAAAAAATTTGATGATAGTACAGTTGAATCTAAAATATCAGAAGTATCTTTAATATATGATAAAAAAGTAAAAATACCTAGTTATTATGAAGCTACGGAACATCTTACTAACACAAACTCATATAATAAAGAATATATATATACCGCTGATATTTCATATGATAATCCTAATTTATTTTATGAAAAATATTGGGATATTACTGAAAAAAATATGAATGGAATACCACAATTTTTATGGGAATATGAATATTTCACACCCCCAATGTTTTTAGGTTATAAGCCTAATCTGTTTAAAATTTTAATATTAGTTTTAATATTTATATTCATAGCTGTTTTATTAATTCGCTTCAATTATCCAATTGAATTATATAATATATTATTACCATTAATTACATTTGCTATTTTGATAATATTTATTTTAATATTTATATGTTTTAATACATGGTTTAATAAATATGTAGTTTATAAATGTTTAGATTGTAGTTACAAAAGATCATTAAATAAATTAAATAATATTGTAACACCATATATAAGACTTTACGATAATAAAATTATTAAGGGAAACAAAAATTATACCCATCATTATATTATTTCAAATGTATTTTATTCAATATTGTGCGGTTATATTAAAATAAATAAAGATGCTGTTGATGGTAGTAATAAGACATCACCCATAAATGAGAGCGAAGATAACAAAAAATATTATGATATTACTAAAATAAATTCAAATAGATTAAAATTTGCTAGCATGAATAGCAATATTTTAAATAATGATAATGAATTTAGAGAATATTACAAGGCTAAGTTTAAGGACGTATACAAAAAAGACTATACAGATATACAAGCAAGTTCACTATACAACGTAATTCCACATATTTTTAGTACAACTGTGAGTGCTTTTACAGATGAAACAGGTATTAATAAATATTTTACTGATATCATTAATAAGGATAATATTAAAAATATTTTTAAAATAATAAAGAAATGTTTAGATTTATTTGAGGAAAATAAGTTTAATAATAATTTAATTTATTATAATAATCGCGAAAACAAGAACAAAGATGTTAATATAGATATATATAATAAGTTTAAATTTTATAAGAATAATGATAAGATAATACCTTATAAATTTATATTAAAATTAACTACATATACGGAATTTGAAAATTTTATTAATATACCAAAAGATAAAGATGCAAGTATTGATACTACCATAACTGAAATGATTACAAATAATAATATATTAGACGATAATAATGACGCAAGTCAAACTTCTGATATGCAAGCTTCTGATATGGAAAAAATACAAGATAATTATTTAATAAAGATAATTGCTAAATATTTATTAATTATAGGGCATATAAATATTAATAGAATTGAATATAAGAAAGCAAATGATGATGCTACACTCGCAATAAATAAAGTATTGGACGAAGAAAAAAAAAGAAAATTGAAAAATGAGTTGAACATAAAATTGAAAGAAATATACGAAAGGAAAACATATCATTTATATAAATTATTTTCAAATACGTTATACAAGGATACATATGAAATAAATGATACATTTTCATATATACAAGATTCAAAAGATTCATTAATAATAACAACAGAAAAATACAAAAATTTAACATACATATATAATTTTTTGGAAACAAAATATGTATCTATATCATCTAATAATAATAATAATTATTTAGCAAATATTATAAAGAGTATTAATAATAAAATTAACAATGATGATAAAACATTCATTAATAACAACAAAAATGCTCAATATATATTTCGTGATAACATAGACAAAATGAATAATCCTGATGAGTATGAAGATGACCAAGAAATTTTAAATGTTGCCAACAATGTATCTACAATTGATTTTGGACTCGCCTATGGATTTAATATGTTAATATTGATATTATATTATTATTTTATATTAAAAAATACTAGATAATAAATAATAATAAATAATCTTTTTAATTATTAAACATAGATATACAGATATACTATAATGAGCAATGACGAATCAACAAATATTACAGATTGCTTGAATAAAGATTGCGAAGGAACAGATAATGAAAATTATTGCTGTTATAATCTTATTGGTAAAATAAGCGAGTTTTTACATTCAGATATGTATATGTTAGAGTATAAAGATATTAATAAAAATAGTGAAAATGTTGATAGAATGAAAATATTATATAGTAAATTTTTTCAACCCTATAATATTAAAATAGGTGAAAAGATAGGTACTGAAACTAATGGAAAATATTATGACATTTTTGGAATAATACCATTGGAATTACTTCCCGCTTCATATATACCTTTTAATTATAAAAATTATGAAATGAACTTAGATAGGTTATCAAAAGGTGATATATTTTCAGAGACGGATTATCAAAAAATATTTTTTGATTATAATAAATACCCAGACCCTAATAATAAAGATTATATTAGTGAGAAGGATTTGAAAAAATATTTAGAATATTGTTTAAAAAATAAATTAAACAATCCTAAATCAATATTTAATGCGTACAATACAAATACTATTACTATTTTAGTATGTATACTATGGTTTTTTATTATTGTACAAGCATTCAATATATTATTTTACTATTATAGAGATATATATTCATATATTCTATTATTTACAACAATACTGATAATATTAATAGCAATCATTTGGAAAATGATTTATATACTAAATGTAAATAATTAATGTAAATAATATAATTTATTATCTATAATACGAATAAGGAAGTATAATATAATGTATGAAGAAAATGAAAAATCCATTTTTAATTATAATATGTTATTTAACAAGATTAATAGCGACAATCTAGATGAAAATATTGATTATAATACTAATTTAATTAGTGATATTAATTTACAAAACTTTGATATAAAAAGATATGAATATTATACAAACTTATTATATATATATAATAAAGACCCCGCAACATTATATAATTTATTGAAAAAATATTATAATATTAAAAACTTTAAATCAAAAGAAAGAAAAATAATAAAACACATATCTAATTATGCCAGATTGCTAAAAGATAGTGATGAAATTGATGGTAAGATTGCTAGAAGTGTCGTAGCACAAGCAGGAGGTACTAATGGAGAAATAGCAAAAGAAGCGGAAGCAGCAGGAAAACAAGAACCAGTACCAAAAGCAGAACCAAAAGACAAACCATTAGGAAAATATGATAAATTATATGATAAATTAAAAGAAGGTTTTTTACCTCAAAAAAAAAATGTTTCAAAAATAATAAAATCCTATGTTGAAAAAGGTTCTCCCTCAAAAAGAAAACCTAATGTGTCTAGTGATAACGTTAAACAACAAAATAATGAACAACAGAAAAAAAAATTAGAAAATTTATTAAAATTATTAAAAGAAGCAAAATTGAAAGAAAATATTAAAAAAAAAGATGTTGATAGAGCAGCTCCTATTAATAAAAGAATTGATAAAAAACAAGAAGAGCAAAAAAAAGAAGAACAAAAAAGAAAAAAAGAAGATATAAAAACAGTAAATAGTGAATTATTATCAGCAGAAAAATTGGTTGAAACAACATTAAAATTAGAAGAAGGTGAACAATCAAACAAATTAGTACAAATTGCGATAAAATTAGTTAAAAAATTATCATCATCATTAAGTGGTGCTCAAAATAAAGATGAAGTAACTGCCGAACAATCTAATATAAGAAATTTATTAGATAAAACGTTACAAATTGCGATAAAAACATTAAAAAATTTAAAAAATTTAAAATTATCAGAAGATGGAGGAGATGAAGAAGAAGAATTAATGGAAGATGATCAAAAAGAATCAGAATTAAAAGATGATTTAGATAGTTTAGAAGAAAGAAGAGAAAATGATGAAGATGAATTAATGGAAAATGATGAAGATGAATTAATGGAATATGATGAAGACGAAGAAAAAAAAATAATAGGAGAAATTCATACAGAATTTAATAGTGATGAAAAAGAAGAATTAAAAGCATATTATGCAGATATTGAAGAAGAAGGAAAAAAAAATAAAAAAATTGAAAGAGATAAGGCTGAATTATATTTATTAAAAAAAATTTTTGATGAATTAATGAAATATAATAAATCCAATAGTGTAAAATACACATTTACATATAATAATGGTGAATATAAAATTACTAGTACCGCGAGTTGGGAAATTGCTTATACAAATTTAGAAAATTTTGTAAATAAATTAATTATATTTATTAAGATTCTTTATTTAATACATTTTAAAAAATTTAAAGATGAATCATTACTTACTAAATATTCTGATAATCTTATTTCTAAAATAGATAAAAGATATTTAAAACGATTATTTGATTTATCAGAATATATAAAATTAGATAATTATGATAATAAAAAGAATTATTTTATATATTTTATATATCTAATATATAACTATTTAAATTCACAAATAATAAAAACACAAACAAAAAAATTAGACCAATTAAGACTAAACTTAAATAGTTATTTAATAAAAAATTTGCACAATAAAAAATTTGTAGAATATAAAAAAAAATTTTTAGAATATAGTAAAATTAAGAGAATTCAACAGCGTCAGCCACAGCGTCAGCCACAGCAACAGCAACAGCAACCGCAACAGCAACCGCAACAGCAACAGCAACAGCAACAGCAACAGCAACAGCAACAGCAACAGCAACCACAACCACAACAGCAACAGCAAAAGCAAAAGCAACAGCAACAGCAACCACAACAGCAACCACATATGGTTAATGAAGAAAATGAAAATGACTCGCATTATGTACCAACAGAGGAAGATTATTACAATGTATTAAAGCTAATTATTGAAAAATTAGCTTTAATTTCACAAGGTTATATTAGCCATGGTTTCAATAATAATAAAAGAAAATTTTTATTAATTCTAACTATACCAGAATCAGAATTAACATACTTTCAACGAATGGTGGTAAAAGGGTTAATTACACTCCCAATTAACTTTGAATTTTCAAATTTAGAAGAATTTTTTACTGAATTAAAAAATTCTTCTATTCCTAAATTTATAATAAAGAATATTAATAATAAACCTTTAATCCCTAAGTTTATTGAGAATAATAAAGAAACTATTGACGAAATACAAAATTTTATTGTAAATTTAAATAATAATACTGATATTAATTTGTATTTTTTACTGAGTAAAATCTTACTTTTATTTTTAAATAATAAAATAGATTATTATGAAAAAAATTTGAGTAAAGCTAAAACTGATAATATTGATATACAACAATTAGTAAAAACATTAGAAGAATTAACTGAACTTACTAATATTAGAAGAAAAGTCATTTATGGCGGTACTTTAAATGACGACTTAAAAAACAATTTTTTAAACACACGAAAATACAAAGAATTAAAAAAAGAGGAACTAGAACCATATATGAATTATGAAATTGACGATGATGACAATGATATGAATAAGATAGGAAAATTATCAGAAGATATTGATAATTATTATGATTCAAAAAACAAAGAAAAAGACAAAGAAAAAGACAAAGAAAAAAAGAAAGAGAATGATATGTTTATTATTCAACAAATAAATAATTTTGAAAATGACCCTAAAAATCCTCTTGAAGAACTAGCAATAACATTTGATGACAGAATAGTATTTATTATAGTAACTTTTTTTATTAGATATATAACTATAATCATGGTTCAATGGTGTATAGATATTAATATTATTAAAACATTTTATGAAGGCTTTATATATTATGCCATTATATATATTATAATATTTTGGTTTATTGTATTATTTATTAATATAGATAACAGTTTTGATGTTAAGTATATGAACTTTAATGGAATTATAAATACTATAAGAACATTATTTTACTATTTTTATATGGGAACAAATGGAATAACCAGATTGCTAATTCATACATCATTAATAATATTATTGATAATAATTCCAATAATATTAAATATTAAAAATAAAACAGAATTCAAAGACGAAAATGAAGATGACGATGTTAAGATATTAAATTATGATGAGAGAAAGCAATTATCAAAATCATTATCATTATTTACTATGTTTATTTGGTTATTTACAAGTATAATCGCAACAAAGTTTTAATATATAAATCTCTAATTATTTTAGAAGGATACTATATAAAGTAAATGAATGATAACCTACGCAATATATCATTACAATATATTAAAGGGGATAATTATGAGAAGATAATATGTTTTCATTCAGACGATATAAAAGATATAAAAGATATTTTATTATCAGAATATTCTGATACTGATTATGAATTTTTAAAAGATATTTTAAAAATTGAAAAACGTGATATTGGCGAAAGTTTATTAGATGATTTAATTAATTATATTAGTCTTAAAGATTTAAAAGGACATATTGAAAAAGGGATTGATGATAAAGAAAAAATTATGAAAGATAAAAAAAAAGAAGCAATAGAAGCAAATAATGATAGTTCCAATAAAAGAAAAAAATTAAAGAAATTAATAACAAAATTAAAAAAAAAGGTAGATAAGATGACAAATGAAGATGATGAGGGTCTTACCGAACTAACAACATTATTAAAAGATATATTTAAAAATTTAAAAAATATATATAAAATTAACTCTGCTGATAATGAAGAAAATATGAAAATAGGAGTACCTGCTGATGCTAGTAATCAACAACCTATTAAAGATGCTGATGCTATTGAAGTTTCAAATGTTATTAAAATAAATCAAGATATTGAAACTTTTTTATCAGAATTAGAAGTATTATTAAAAAATAATAGTTCAGAAGATATTGAAACAAAAATTAAAGAACTTATAAATTTACTAACTTCTAATATTACAAATAAAATAAATAATATGTCAGAAACACCCACTGACAGCAATAAAGATGAACCAATATTATTAGCAAATTTTGTAATTAATTTTTTAAAAATACTTGTGGAATCTGAATCACAAAATAATAATGATGAAAAAGAAGAAAATAAATTTTCTATTGATAATTTAGAAAAATTAATAAAAATATTTAAGAAATATTTATATATATGTGAAAATAATATAAAGAAATATGAAAGAATATTTGATTATAATGAGATTGGCAGTATAGATGAAGCATTCATGATAGAATCATATTCAAAATTTTTAAAAAAATTACATAAATTAAAACAAAATTTAGAAAGCAAAGATACAGAAAAAATAAAGCGCGAGTTAATAAATTCTCTTGATCAATTTTTTAATCTACATGGTTTTAATAAACCTGAAAATATTGAAACTCCTGATGATATAAAGTATATAGTTCAACGTATTTTGAATTATACTTAATATATAAATTATTTATTTTTACTAGTAATTATAAGTTTAATTATAATTATAAAAAAATATGAAAAGACATCCCTAAGTAATACTAGTTATAAATTAATTAGAATAGGCAAGACCACCCATGCCTGATAGGATACGTAGAACATTGTAATTAACCGCATATACACTAATATTTCCAGTTATACTTGACGCGACAGATAATGTTGCGGTATCAATACGAGACATATTAAGAGTTCCACTAGGTTGATGTTCTTCGGGTTTAATGGCGAAAGAATAAACATTGATACCTTCGTGGAATTTGTCAGGAGTAATTTCATGATGTTGGTAAGGTTGTACAATACCAAAATATTCTCCTGAACGAGGAGCCATACGGTCGTTGCCATTAAGCATTATTTTACAATTAGTTATAGGATTGGTGGAATCAAGAGCATCATTAATAACAGCAGAAGACCCCACCCCCACCGCACCTGAGGAGAAATTATTCCAATATATACCAGAACCTTCACTATTACGAACAGTCCATATTAATTCTTTGCATGGATGATTAAAATTCATTCTTATACTTTTCATACTATCACCCTTTGTTATAGATTCAGTTCCAGTAAATTGAAGTTGTTCTATTAAATATTCATGCGATAGTTGGGCAAATCGTCGGCGTTCATCAGTATCAAGGAATATATAATCAACCCATAGAGTTGGTGATGTTAATGATAATTGGCCCGCAGCTGTTGCTGGGAATATAGAAGTATTATTATTGGCACTAGCCCCCAAAAATGCTGTAGCTGTTGCTGTTGTTGTAGAACCACTTGTTGAAAAAGTTATTGCTGGTGCTGTAGTATAACCAGAACCAGCTGTGTTAAGTATTATACTTGTTACAGTCCCAGTAGTTCCACTACTAAGTACTGCTGTTGCTGTAGGTAGAACACCACCAACAGGTGGTGTTCCACCTCCAAAGATAACAGTAGGGATACTAGTGTAGGCAACACCAGCTGTATTAACAATTATATTACTTACAGATCCTGCGGCTAATTCTTCTTCATAAGTAAAGTTGGTAGCAGTATAATCTTTCATATTTGATTCAGATTCATATTCAACATTAATTTTAACTTCATGATATTGAAGAGCAATTAAAGGGAGTGCGAGGCCAACATTACGGCAAAACCAAAACTCTAAGGGAACATAAAGTTCATATGAACTCCCGCTAGTAAGTTTTGTGCATATATTTCGCGGATTAGCTCCAACCATAGTATTATATCCTTCACGTTTTCCAACTGGAAGTGAAAGTTCATTCCATATATACAGCCATTCAGAATAATGTTTGTCAATTCGTTGACCACCTATTTCAAGTTCAACAGTTTTTAATAATTTTTGACCAAAGTTAGGAACAAGTGCGACAGTAGCATTTTCTGCTTTAATATTACAATAAAAATATACACGATGAATTAAATCACCATTACGAGTTATTTGAAAACTCGCACGGGAACCAAACGTATTGCCACCAGTGGGGGTTTGTACAATTGCTTCAATCGCGAAGTTAGTATGACGACGATATACTACTTTGAAAAAGGTAATTTGAGGATTACCAGTTAAATAAACATCCTGTGCTCCATAAGCTACTAATTGAAGAAGACCACCACCCATTTACGCTATATTCTTTATACTATTAGAGGAGAAAAAAAAAAGGATTAATACACATATTATAATTAATAATATTAATAATTAAATTTGCTTGAATAATTGGACACAAACAAATTAATTAGAATAAGCTAAACCACCCATGCCTGATAATATACGTAGAACATTATAATTGACAGCATATACATTTAAAAATGCGTTATCGCCGGATTGAATTCCAGAATCAATTGCGAGTGTAGCTGTATCAATACGTGACATATTTAAAGTTCCACTAGGTTGATGTTCTTCCGGTTTAAGGGCAAATGAATAAACATTAATACCCGCATTTGTTGGAATGTTTTCATGATGTTGGAAAGGTTGTATGAGATTAAAATATGAACCTGGGCGTTCTGAGAAACGGTCATTGCCATTAAGCGTAAGTTTTGCGGTTCTAGTATTATTAAGTGATGCTACTGTTCCATTTGGAACACCTCCTGCTGATGTAGAACTGCCTTCGCGAAGAGATTGAGTTCCATAATTATAAGTATAAGGTAGAGCAATTAAAGCTGATGTTGCTGATGTATAATTAAACCAGTTATTATTAATAACTGATTGTGTATTAGATACCTTTTTATTAATAAACCAAACAATTTCTTTGCATGGATGATTAAATGTTAGTTTTGCTTTAATACCTCCTGTGGACATAGATTCTGAACCTGTAAATTGTAATTGTTCTATTAAATATTCATGTGATAGTTGAGCAAATCGTCTGCGTTCATCAGTATCAAGGAATATATAGTCAACCCATAAAGTTGCTGTAGGAAAAGTACTTGGGACGTTGGATGCACTACCTGCGCAATTAGCGCCAGTTTCAAATTGAATATTTATTTTAACTTCATGGTATTGAAGCGCTATTAAAGGAAGGGCAAGACCAACATTTCGGCAAAACCAAAATTCTAATGGAATATAAAGTGTTCTACCACGTATTAAATCACCTATACCCTTAGCAGCTTGTTCTGTTGCAGTATCAGAACCACTACCAGGCACACCACTACCAGACATACCAACCATTTTATTGTAACCTAATCGTTTTGATTTAGGTAAAGAAAGTTCATTCCAAATATATAGCCAATGAGAATAATGCTTATCTATTTTTTGTCCTCCAATTTCAATTTCAATATTATTAATTACACGTAATCCATAACCAGCGCAATATACTGATGCATCATTAGGCATTAAAAGTGATAAATACATGCGATGTACTAAATCACCATTACGAGATATTTGGCAAGTTACACGATTACCATATCCAGGGCTTCCATTAAAAGTTTGAGCAATTGCCTCAATTGCGAAGTTAGTATGGCGACGATATACTACTTTGAAAAAGGTAATTTGAGGATTACCAGTTAAATAAACATCCTGTGCTCCATAAGCTACTAATTGAAGAAGACCACCACCCATTTACGCTATATTCTTTATACTATTAGAGGAGAAAAAAAAAAGGATTTAATACACATATTTATATATGTTAAACAATATAATATAAATAATATATTAATTAGAATAAGCCAAACCACCCATTCCTGATAATATGCGCAGAACATTATAATTAACAGCATATATAATAACTCCATCAAATTTGGTTGTAGTACTTCCTGTTGCTGCGGTTTTAAGAAGGTCTTCTTTTTTAGTATTAAGCATAAGTGTAGCGGTATCAATACGAGACATATTTAAAGTTCCACTTGGTTGATGTTCTTCCGGTTTAAGGGCAAATGAATAAACATGTATACCAGGATTAGAAGGTATGCATGTATGATGTTGATACGGTTGAACATATGTAAAATATGTTGCTTCACGAACGCTAAAGCGATCATTACCATTTAATTGTAATATAGCATCCGCAAATGGTGTTCCACCCATTTCAGGCATTCCTGTTTGAGGGTTCGTAAAATTAACCCCAGCAATATAATTTGATGTTGAAAAGAATGTTGAATTTGATAAAGGACGTGTATTTAAAGCGCTTGGTATAGCATCTGTTGAATCAAAATCTGTGTAGTTATACCATGCAGATTTTTTTAAATAATTGCTTGGTTTCGCAACCCAAATTAATTCTTTACAAGGATGATTAAAGTTAAGTTTAATGCGATTAGTGCCTACTGTAAGACTTTCTTGGCCTGTAAATTGAAGTTGCTCAATTAAATATTCATGTGATAATTGAGCAAAGCGACGACGTTCATCAGTATCAAGGAAAATATAATCAACCCATAAATAAGATTCTTTAATATCAGTTACACTAGTTAATGAAGTGTTTCCAATGCTTTCATCAGTCGTCCCGATAGGTGAGAAGTTTATTATACAATTTGTTTTTTCTTCAAATTGAATATTTATTTTAACTTCATGATATTGAAGAGCTATTAAAGGAAGCGCTAGGCCAACATTGCGACAGAACCAGAATTCTAATGGAATATTAAGATTTGCCCCCTTATATGATGTAATATCTTTATCAGCACCAACCATAGTATCATACCCATAGCGCTTGCCTCGGGGTAAAGAAAGTTCATTCCAAATATATAACCAATCGGAATAATGTTTATCTATTTGTTGACCACCAATTTCAATAGTAACCGATTTAATAATACGCAGACCTATATAATTTACATATCTTAGTCCTGTAGCATCAGGATTAATAGTTAAACCATCTATTTTAGGTAATTTTACTTGAAGATAAACACGATTAATTAAATCACCGTTGCGCGATATTTGACAAGTGACACTTTGTCCGTATCCGGGTGTTCCATTAAATGTTTGTTGAATAGCTTCAACAGCGAAATTAGTATGACGACGATATACAACCTTGAAGAAGGTAATTTGAGGATTACCAGTTAAATAAACATCCTGTGCTCCGTAAGCTACTAATTGAAGAAGACCACCACCCATTTACGCTATATTCTTTATACTATTAGAGGAGAAAAAAATATGAATTAAATGTATGTATAATATTTATTATATAAAAATTAATATTAATAATTCTATTATAAAGATGTTCAAAGAAAAATCATCAAAAAAAAAATATATATCTGACAATAATGAGGTTTTTACATTGGACGCGATGCATAATAACATTATAAAAAAATTTGAACTTACAAATAAGGACAAGGAAATCTACAAAATATTATTGTGTGATTTTGAATTTCAGTCAAACCTTATAATGGAAAATATTGAAACTTATAAGAATATACGAGATAAGGAGTATATAAATAATTTATGGAGTAGTAATATTAGCATAAGAGAAAAAATTATTGAACTTAAGAATAATATTAAAGAGCTGGAAACATATAGCGAGGTTGAGTATTATAAAAATACTAGTTATATATTGTTTCAATATTATGATACGGTAGAAAAACAGTCAAATATAAGTAATACGCACCCTTCTATATCTAATGGTATATGTATATCTTCAAGTGAATTATTGAGCAGACAACCCAAGATATATAAAAATGATTCAAAGAAAAAGCGCTCTTCTGTTTCAGCAACAACAATAAATGTATTAGATGCACTAAATAATTTAAATATAGATAATAATTTAATTAGCGATAATAAGCAAAATTATAGCAATGTTAATAATATAAGCAATATAAATGATACACCTGCTTACGAATATTCAAATAGTGTAAAAGATAATGTAATAGATAAAAGTTCACTTGTTGATAAATACATGTCTATAATAAATAAAAAGTATGTTAGAAATGTGGAGGAAGAAGATATAGAGATATGTAAAAATTGTAAAAATCAAATGACATGCTTACAGCATGACGCTATAATTATTTGTGATATTTGTGGTTATCAAGAATTACTTCTTGTAGAGCAAAATAGACCTATATTAAAACAGAACACAAAGGACACATCCCATTTTAGTTATAAGCGTATTAATCATTTTAGAGAATGGTGTAACCAAGTTCAAGGCAAAGAAAGTACAGACATCCCTGATGAAATATTTGAAAAGATTTTAACCGAAATAAAGAAAGAAAAGATTGCTGATACTAAAACAATTACCTATAATAAAATGCGCGATATACTCAAACGTCTACGAATAAATAAATATTATGAACATATTAATTATATAATTAATAGAATAAATGGAATACCTACACCTCAATTTAGTCAAGAGCTTGAAGATAAATTATGTAATATGTTTAGGAATATTCAAGCGCCATTTTTAAAACATTGCCCAAAAGATAGAAAAAATTTTTTGTCATATAGTTATGTGTTATACAAATTTTTTCAAATATTAGGTTTACACGAATACCTAAAATATTTCCCCCTTTTAAAAAGTAGAGAGAAACTATACGTTCAAGACCAGATATGGAAAAAAATATGCTTAGAACTTAATTATGAAATAATACCCTCATTATAATTATATTATATTATATTATATTATATTATATTATATTATATTATATTATATTATATTATATTATATTATATTATATTATATTA